ATGATTAGAGTGCATTATTATCTGGATGTTCGTGGTGTTCCCGACGGTGGTCTTGCTTCCTTGAAGTTCGATTTTTGCCGTCAGCGTTCCCATTCCCAGCTCCCTGTTGGTATTCGTCTGCTTCCTTCTCAGTGGGATGCCAAGGCGCAAAAGGTGCGTGGTACCATGAACGATGAATCCACAAATCTCTTCCTGCTGCAGCAGATGGCTCGTGTCTCTGAAATCATTCTGAAGCTGACCTCTGCTGGTGATCTCGTTGGCTTGTCGGCTGTCGAGGTAAAGAATCGGGTGGCTGCTGAACTTCGCCCTGATGCTGGTGTCGATAATCGGTTCTTGGCTCGTTTCCGCTCCTATGCCTCGCTGTGCAGGTCTCCTCGAACTCGTGATATCTACCTGGTGACCGTTAAGAAGGTGCTTGCGTTTGACTCTCATGCCGAGTCTCTCTCCTTCGAGCGCATCACGAAAGATTGGCTGTCCAGGTTCGAGGCGTGGCTTGGTACCGAGCAGGGTGGGTGTCCTTCCGTGAATGCTCGCTCCATCCATCTGCGAAACGTTCGAGCTGTCTTCAATGATGCCATCGATAATGGCATCACCTCCTGGTACCCGTTCCGCTCCTTCAAGGTGAAATCGGAGGCGACCAAGAAACGAGCTGTATCGGTGGAGGCTCTTCGCTCGCTGTTCTCGTTCCCTGGTTTGACCTGGCAGCAGCAGTATGTCGATGCCTTCAAGCTCTCGTTCTGCTTGGTCGGCATTAACCTGGTTGATCTGCTGGCTCTGAAAGATGGGCAGCTTGTCGATGGTCGCCTGTCCTATCGTCGCTCCAAAACTGGGCGGCTCTATGATATCAAGGTGGAGCCAGAAGCTGCTGCTCTCATCGAGAAGTATCACGGCTCCTGTGGTCGGCTTGTCTCCTGGGGAGAAAATCGAAAACGCTATACCTCCTTTACAATGCAAATGTGCCGTGGCTTGAAGGCTGTTGGTTCTACCGTGAAGGAATGGCGCACCGATGATCTGGGCGTGTATCGTGAAGTGGAGGTGTTCCGTCCTGCCTTCCCGATGCTGTCTTCCTATGTGGCTCGCCATTCCTGGGCGACGATTGCTGCTTCCCTGGATATCCCCAAGGACGTTATCGCCCATGCGCTTGGTCATGGTGGTTCTTCTGTTACCGATATCTATATCGATTTCGACCAGCGGAAGGTGGACGAGGCGAATCGTCGGGTGCTCGACTGGGTGTTCTATGGCAAAAAATAAGGGAGAACCCTGTGGTGGATTCTCCCTCTTCTTATTTGCTCGTCTTGTCTTTCGGTGGTCTTCCTCGCTTGTGGCAGGCGGTCTCTGCGTCCTGCTGCTGTCGCTTCTCGTCCCACGCCTCTCGCATCTCCTGCAGCAGCTCTCCCTCGTTCTTGCCTGTTGCCTTGGTGTTGGCTCGCAGTTGGTTCTGTTCCTTGTCCTTTCGGATGAGTCCGTTGATGTAGCGGTTCTTGTTTGGCTGCGCTCCCAGCCAATCCTCCAGCTCGGTGTCAATGGCTACCCCGATTCTCTTTTGGTTGCGTCCATCGCCTCGCTTTCCGAATGCATACTTTCCTGTTGGCTCTGTCATGGTTGTCTCCTCTTTTAATAGTCAATCATTGCGATTTCGTCGCAGTCAATGTATCGGGTTTGGTTTCCTTCGAGGACGAGAATGTTCGCTTTTTCTGTTGTGTTACGTTCTTCGTTGTATATTGTCATGAAGTTCGTCTCGTTCTCTTCTGGGCAGAAAATGATTTCTTTTCCGCTTCTTAATGTGATTGAGACCTCTCTGATTTCCTCGTCCTTATAAATGTTCTTGATAATCATTTCAATAGCTCTTGCTTTCATATTCTTTCTGTTTTATGTTGTTAATAATGCTTGTTTCTTAAATCAATGTGCAGCCTGCTTCTTCGAGCTTCGCTGCGTCTCTTGGGCAAACTGCCCAGACCTTGTTTCCTACCTTGACCAGCCATGCGTGGTAGGCGATGGTGTGGAACAATTGGCGTGCCGTCTCTTCGTTGCTGAAGATGTCTGGCTCCCATCTTAGCTTGACCTGCTTTCCGTTGATGTTGTATGTATACATTGTTCTTGCCATAAAAAATGCGGCTTGACCGTGGTGCCGTAGGGCTTAAGTTGTTGTGCTCTTTGTTTCTTTTTCTGATGCAAAGGTAATCAATTTTTCGCAAAGTTGTATAACTTTATAGTTATAGTAAGTTACAGAAAATCAATCACTTAGCTAAAGAAAGTTATCAAAAAAAAGACCCCTCCACGTCCTTGGTGGAGAGGTCTTCCCTTACTTGTCTTTCTTTCCTCGCTTTCGGTATCTGTAAATGATGGCGATGGTTGCCGCTATACCTATTATAATACCTGCTGCCAGCCATCCTGCTCGGCTGGATGTGGTTGCCGTCTTGGTGACTTCTGTTGTGTTGTCCTGCTGTTTCTTGGATTCCGTAGAGGAGTTCCTCGTGTTTTTGTTCTCGTTTCTCGTGGAGCTGCTCTTGGTTGTGTCTCTGACCGCTGCCGTTCCCTTCACCTTGGCTCCTGGCTTCGTCTCCAGCGTGTGGTGTAGGACTCCGTCCTTCCACGATGCGGTGGACTTGTACAGGTCTGTCTCCAGCACCGATGTGGTGTCGTGGGTTGTTCGCTCCTTGCTGGCTGCTGGTATCTCCACCTCAACGGGTACAAGCCGATGGGTTATCTTGGTGGTGTCATGGGTCTCGATGATGGTGGTGTCCTTCTCTCGCTCCACCTTTGTTGTCTCGCTGGTGTCGGTTGTCTCCGTCATCGTCTTTCTCTTTGTGGCGCATCCTGCCAGCAACATCGCTATGGTGATGATGAGCAGGATGCAGATGCTTGTCTTTCGTTCTCTTGTCATTGTCCTAATCCTCAAATGTTATGCTGTTGATTCTGTTGTACCATCCCACCTTGTGGGCTATCTGTCGTGGGTCGTTCTTGATGACCTTGTCGATGTACGCCTTCCTTGCGCTCTTGATGGCATCGAAGAGCTGGCGTTGGTTCGGGTAGTTGTTCACGGCTGCGAGCGTCTGCTTGCCCACGATGCCGTCTGCTTTCACTCCGAGCAGTTGCTGTGGCTTGATGATTCCCCATTTGCCGCTTGCCCACAACCAGTCCACCAAAATCTCGGCTACCTTCTGGTTCTTGATCTGGTCAGCCTTCCATTTGTCCCAAAAGTTCTTTTTGAGAACCTTCGTGAAGTCTTCCTCGGTGATGAGCTTCACGTCATTCTCGTCTATCTTTCCGTCTCCGTTCTTGTCGTACCCTACGGTGCGCCAGGTGGCGATGGTGATTCCGTACTTGGTGGCTCCACCTCGGTCTATCTTGCTGTTTGTGTACTTTGCGCCTCCCTCCCATTTGAGGACGAAAGGCTCGAACTTCTTAACGTCTGCCATTGCTTATGTCTCCTCTTGCTTGTTTGAATTGTTGTTGTTTGTCTCGTTTCGTTCCCCGAATGCCTTTGTGATTCCTGCCGTTGCGAAAAGGGAACCTATCGCACCGATGACCGCTGCAATGCCCATCAAGTCCGTATGGATGGTGTTCGTTGTCAGTACCTCGTAGAGCAGGATAAAGCCGACCACCAAAAGCAGGAGGCATCCGATGATGGTGACGCTCACCAAGAAGAACGCCTTGCTGGATGCTCCGCTGTTGGTTTGTATCAGCTTCGCTAAATACTCGCTTGTCTTCATTGCTGGATTCCCTCCTGGTATTCTTTCTCGACTTGCTCCCTCTCCCTCGGTGGGTCTCGGTTGACGCATCCGTTGCGGACGCATCGGTTCCAGCTTGCCTCCTGGAGTTGTAGCCTCAGTTCCATGTTCTCGTCCTTCAGCTTGTTCTCCGTGGCTCGGTGCTGGTTCAGTATGTCGTAGAGGCTGTCTATCTTCTCGTCCTTCGCCTTCAGTTCGCTGTCCTTCTTCTCGCAGAGGTCTTTCCATCCGCTTGCGTATTGGGCGGTCGCCTTTGCTTCCTCTTGCGATGCCTTAGCTGCCTCGGTTCGCTTCTTGCTGTCGTAGAACATGAAGAATCCGAGAATGGTCACGAGTCCTGTGGCTATTGCTTGTAGGATGTCTGCGCTCATGGCTGTCCCTCCTGCTTGCCCTTCTCTATCATCGACTTGATGCCGTCCATGACCGCTGGGCTGCAAAGCTCGGAGCAAACACCGATGAGCTGCACTTCCTTGTCATCATACTCTTCCTCTCCCTTGCTGTTGTAAATCTTCAAGGCGAGGGCGTGGCAGGCGATGCCTTGCCCCTGGGTGTAGATTGCGTCAGCAAACCCTTCCTTGATGTTCATAATTGTCGCCTTGGTTTTTGCGAGGTTGGCGAATACCTCGACCTTCTCAAAGTTGATATTCATTGTTTTATCTCCTTTTTATGAAACTCCATAAGCTAACCAGATTCCTTCGCTCATCACTGCGTTTCCAGATACCAATTTCCAGCGTGGGTTGTAAACCATAATGACAGAGCCGTATGCTGTGAAGTAATCTGTATCAAAGTTGCTTATTGTATATTTTCGTCCATGCCAAAAGATGTAAGTTTCGTGTTGTCTTCCGTCCTTGTCGTAGCTGTACCCTGGCTTGACTCTGAATTGATAGGTTCCTACGCTTTCCATTGATAACATCACAAAGTGTCCCTCGTCGTACCACTGCATGTCTGGAAGTCTAAAGGTTACCAAATCTGTATGATTCTTGTCTGAAATGAAGCTTACGACATGTTCCGTCCTGCTCACTGAATAGTTATCACTGGTTGTGATGGTCGTCTTAAGCGCAAATCCTTCTATGTACCCTCCGAATATTGACAATGCAATGTTTCTGTCTGCGTTCTTTGCCGACAATATCATGGCGTAGTTCTGTCCCATGCTGTCGTATTTGAACCATTTACTTTTGTTCTCGTTTTCGAATCTTGCCACGGCTCTTAGGCTGCCGCTTGAAGCAGGGAGGAGGTTTCCACCGATTCCTGCAAAGGCTCCAGCTTTGTCGTTTCTCAAGATGATGTATGCGTCATCGTCGAAGCTCTTCTCGTTGGTTAGTCCGTTACCGCTAATGGTGAATCCTCCGATTGTTCCGCTGTTGATGGATACGTTGTTGAAGATTCCGCTCGTTGCGTTTATCTTGCCAGTGATGCTTGCCTCCGTTGCCTCCAGCTGTCCTCCGTACTTTACCTTGAACTTGGATGCAGCAGCGGTCGCTCCACCTATCCATAATGGGTAGCCGTTGTTCTCATCCTCGACACCTCCGAAGCAGCCTTGCACCTGCTGCTTGCTGTTGGTGATCAGGATGCGGTTCGTCTGTGCGAATCGGAGGACTGCGTTCTTGGCTACGATGAGTGGTGTGTAGATTGGTCTCATCTGGTTCAGCTTGAGCCACTCGTTGCTGTCCGCTCCATTCGGTGCGTTTGCTGTGGTTGAGGTGTGGGTGACTCGGCATTGGTACATCGTGAAGTTTCCTGTGGTGTTGTCGGTGACCGTGACGATGTCGAGGTATCGGATTCCTCCTGTTAGGCTCTCGTCGTTGTGGTACTCGGTTCCTGCGCTCCATTCGCTGGTTCTCTCGATGAGTCCAGGGATTCCTCGGAGGTCATTGATGCCGTCGATGAATCCTGTTGCGAACATTCCGCTCTCCAGCTTCGGCATGCAAATCCACGCCTCTCGGTAGCCTTCCTCGTTGATGGCTGGCATTAATCTGAACAGGCAGTTCTGTTCCTCGGTGGTGAGGTTTTTATTCGTCTTGAATGTTACGCTGTGGCGAGTCCACTCGTCCGTCAGTTTCCATGTGTAGCCGAGGTCGCTTGGTGTGTTCACCTCGATTCCGTCCACAATCATCTTGGTGCTTGTGTCCACGGCTGTCGGGTAGATGTAGGTGACTAAGTCCACCGAGTCGGTTATCTCATACTGCTGGACGGTCACCTTGCCTGTCCTTGGCTCGGTGTTGTCGTATTGGTAGCTGGATATGCGGTATGCTCCTGTCTTCTTTGGTGTATAGGTCATGCTCATTGCAGTTACCGATATGCTCTTGGTAGCGCATGAGTTCGAATCGCTCCAATCGGTTGCGTAGATGAATGTTCGCAGTTCCTTGCCATTGGCTACGGCTGTGCTGTCACATTTGCCGATTACCTTAATGGTGTAAGTTCTGCCTGCTGTGAGGTAGAGTTCCTTGGTGGCGAATCCGTAGTTGCTGCTCGTCTCGTTTATGACGATGGGCTTTGTTCGCCCCTTTGCCCAAAAACTCAGCGTGTACCATTGTCCTGCTGCCAGCTTTTGAATGCCTCCTGCTGGGTGGTGTACCTTCTGGCGGAGCATCTCCTTGCAGGTGATGGTGGCTCCTGTCGCTTTGCATGTGTCGTGGTAGGAGTTTCGTCCGTCCTTCTTGTTGCTGGTGTCGATGCTGCCCAGATCCTGCGGTGCGGTCTTTCCGCTGAGTGCCAGGTATTGGCTCTTGATGTTCCACGCTGCCATGTTGTCTGCGTCCGTGAAGCTGGCGTTCTCCAGGATGTTGCCATTGTCTCCGCTGTGGTATGTGGTGACGAGTTCTGGTGTGGAGTAGGTGGTGCCGCTCTTGGTGTAGATGGTCTTCACGCATTTCCATACGTATGGCTTTTGGTCGCTTGGCGTTGGAAAGGTGGTGCTCCATCCGCTCACCGAGCTGTATGAAGCCACGCTCTTCTTGTCGGTTGCGATGAAGTACGATGTCTGCGAGCTGATGCCGTTGCCATCGTCTCCTGGTTTTCCGTCCTTGCCTGGGTCTCCGTCCTTGCCAAAGTAGCTAACGCATAAAGGTGTGGTGTATGTGAATGTTCCGTTCTTCCATTCCATTCTGTTGCGTGTCCACAGCCATAGCTCCTTGGTTGGCGTGTAGGTCGTTCCCCATCCGCTCGTTGGCGCAGTGGTTGGGCTGCTGCCCACGGCATATTGCTCTGTGATGGTTATGAAGTCCTTGCTCGCACCGAGGCATTGCTTGCCTGTGTACTTGCTCGTTCCGTCCGTGAGGTCAATCTTGGTGCAGCTCCATACGTAGGTGTTCTCCTTCATTGCAAGCTGGGCGAATGTGGTTACCCATCTTGCGGTGTCCGATGGCTCGCTGGTGTTGCTTGCCGAAAGGACAAAGACCACGTCAGCCGACTTGATTCCTGTTCCGTCCTTGCCGTCCGCTCCGTCCTTGCCGTCCGCTCCGTCCTTGCCGTCCGCTCCGTCCGAAGGAGCCCACCTGCAGGTGAACGCTCCCTTGAATATTCGTTTCTTCTGCATGGTGGGTCTCTTGTTTTAAGTGAATAAGTTGTCGATGATGGCGTTGGCGCAGTTGGCGCACAATGCTCGGTATTCCGAGAAGTCCTTGTAGTTGGCGAGGTCTTGGCTCTCTTCCTCGGTCAGTTCCACTCCGTCCACCTTCTTCAGCAATGCGTCGATGGTATTGAATGCCAGGGCGTGCTCTTCCTTCTGTGGGTATGCCGCCTCCACGAGCTGGCTCTTGATGTGGGCGTAGTCCATGATGCCGTCGGTCTGAATGACAAAGCCGCTGAATCCCTCGATGGTGGTCTTCTCTTCCTTGCCCTTAGCCTTGTCGGTGTCCTGGCTGGTGTTGTCGGTCTTCTCCTGAGTGTCCGCTGTGAAGTCCATGTAGGCGATGCGTGTCTTTCGGTCGTACACCTCTGGCTTCTGCTCCATGAACGTTCTTCTGATGTTTCCGTACTGCTGTTTCATTTTTCTGCCTCCTACTTTGTTTGGTTGTTAAACTTGGTGAGGTCTACGACCTCGTTGTTGTCGGTGTATATCAGCTTGCCATCTTCTGTCTTGGCGACAGGTCTCTTGTCAATCTCGAGAATCTTGACCTGGCTGAACTCGAAGTGCGAGCCACCTTTGTCGATGACCACTGCCTTGAATCTTGTTACTCTTGCCTGCTCGAACGCATCGATGAGCTGCTTCATACTCGGGCTGTTAACGATGAGTTTATTCTTGCCTCCGTAGAATTCTATCTCTAATGCGTATCGTCCCTTGCCGTATGATGTCTCAACGTCTCGCACCCAATCAACGACCTCTATCTCCTTGTTAAGGATAACGGCTGTCGTAATTTTCGGAGCGTCGATGATTCGCTTTCCGTTTTTGTCTTTTTTCTCGGGCATCTTGATGCCTAAGTCTGATAAATTTATTCCTGTTTCCATTTTAAATAATCTTTTGCAATGTCTGTTTCCCCATTTTATCATGCCCCATGCTGCTGCGTCTATCTCACGGAGTCTTCGCTTGTTCGTGACCTTCGCTCTTCTCTTGAGCCAGCTCACCTTGTCGCTCTTCCTCCAAAACATGTTACCTCCATCGTAGGAAACGAAACCGAGGAAATCCAAGCCCTCGCTTATCGGGCGAATCTTTGGCTCGTGTGCCTCGAATCCCAGATCCTTCAAGAATGCTATCGCTCTCTTCATCTTCCATTTCACCTCTCCCTTCGTCTTTCCGAATATGACGAAGTCATCGAGGTATCGGATGTAAAGGTGCGCCTTCGCAACCTCCTTCATGAACCTGTCGAATGTCATCAGCGAAATGTTGCCGCTGTCCTGGCTGGGTCTTATGCCCAGCGGTATGCCCTTTCCCTCTGGGGCGAACCTCTCGAACGGCTCCATGTATGCGTCGATGAACTCCTTGTCCTTGATTAGGTGTTCCATGTTCCTTCTGAGCAGTTGGTGCTGGATGTTGGCGTAATAATGGCAAATATCGCCCTGTGCGTACCATAGGCATCCGCTCCCTTGCTCTCGCAGCCATCTTTTGACTTGAAGCGCAGCCGCTATCTGTCCGTAGCCAATCCTTGACGCATAAGTGTGCGAGATTAATGTGCGCTCTATTCTGTCGTGGCTTACTAAGACCAGGCTTTGGTGCTCGATGTGGTTCGGGTGGAAGTTGAGCTTGCTGATGTCTCGCTCCTTCTTTCCGTTCTTCAGCGTCATGTGCTTGTATTCGTCCGTGCGCATCTTCCTGTCATGGATGATGCCCTGGACTTCCACGAGGTCTCTGAGCCATTGCTTCCTGTGCTTCTTGACTCCGTAGTTCTTCTTGCGTCTGGTCGATACCCTGTCGGCTTCCTTCAAGGTCTCCCATTGCCACATGTCATTGTAAATGTATCCTTGTCTTTTCGGCATTTTCTTTCGTCTTTATCAAGTCGTTGCTCGTATCTGTTCTCGTTGGGCTTGCTTCTCTCTGTGCAGAGCTTTCAACTTCCGACCATCCTCGGTCGGATTTACTAACACCACGGGCAGGACGCTGGGCGTTGCCTGCGCAAGTTCGATTTGTTTCGGCTCATCACTGGCTGTACTTATGCACCAGCTGCCGAGGCTCAGAAAAGGCGGACACTTTCCCATGACGCAGTACTCATGTCCTTATTTGTTTTTCGTTTCCGTCTCCGAAAACGTAGAAGTAATTCGAGCCGAGAGGGTCGCATACGCAAAAGACCAGGCGAAGTTCGAGTACGCAGAAGCGAGACCGCAATACGCACCGTAGTTCGAGAAGCCGCCACCAAGCCACAGCTGTCCTTTTCCTTTGCCTACCTCGCCACGAGCTTGGGCGAGGGGTTTCCTTATTCTGGGACATCATTGGTGGGTGGGGGATTCCCCCACGCCCCCTTTGAAGTTACCTTTTCTTGTTTGAATTTTTTGTTTGTTCTCTCGTTTAGTTCCTTGCCTTAACTTGCAAGGAGTCTCTTCAGTTCGGCTGAGGTCACCTCCGTGAGGTCTCCATGAAAATCAAGCCGAGACGAGATGTTCGCAGCCGCAAAAGACCAGGCGTAGTCCGAGAGCGCAGAAGCGAGACCGCAATCCGCACCGTTGTTCGAGTTGCCGCCACCACGCCACAGCTGCCCACTTGCGTTGTACCAGTAGTGGTCTCCGTAGGTGATGCCTGTATGCTGCTTGGTAGGCACGTAGCTCATGTGCTGCGCTCCCTTGGTGGTGATAAGGGTAATGTCGGCATCGCTTGAACCTTCGGCTGCGAGTCTTGTCATCTTGGTATGCTTGACCGCTGCGAAGCTGTCCACTGTCGGTGTTCCTGTAGGCAAGAAGTTTCCGTCCCATTGGTAAACATCGTTACCTACGCTGCAGAGGTGTCCGTCCATTTCCCAATATTGCCCATATGGGTTTTCCCATACTCCCACGTTCACGCTGTGGCAGGTGTAGTTGTCTGCGTCCTTGACCTCCACCTTTCCGTCGCTGTATCCAAGAGCGAGGCATGCTCCTGTCTTGATGTTTCTCTGTCTTGCGAATCCGTCACCCAATGTTGAAGATGCGCTCTTCTCTGTTCCGTCCAATCCGCATCCGAAAATCTTTGTACCATCGGATGCTGACAAGTTCTGAATGTCTCTGTATCCGTACTTGCCCAGCATGTACTGAATGAGGAAGTTGCGGAATGGCTCGCCTGCAAGTCCATGGTTCTTGCTTCGTGCTTGTGCGTAGTTGAAGAATTGGTTGATGTTGCTGCCTCCGCTTGGTACCACAAATGGTATGCTTCGCATCTGTCCGTTCTGAATCACGCATTTGAACATGCCTGCTGGTATGTTCTGCGTAAACCAGCCACCTGGCAGTGGCGTGAGCGATATGTGGTGTCGGATATGCTTCACTCCGCTGATGGTCACCTCTTGCAGGTAGTTCCAATAACCGCCTTCAAGCATTCCGAACCAGTCTGCGTTCTTGTATGCGTCCACCACGGCTCCGTTCTTGACGACTTGGTCTCCGTCCGCAGTGTATCGGTGGTCGGCTGGGTTGAGTTTCGTGAAGTGTCCGTCCTGCGTCATCAAGATAGCGCAAATCTTCGAGAGCCAAATCTGGCGCATGAGGCTGCTGCCTCCTGTCTCGCAGTATGCAGAACCCTTGCTTGCTGCGGTGTTCTCCTCGATGTAGAATGCATTCTCGTCCAGGAACTGCTGCTGGTTCTCCTCCATCATGGCTCTGAGGTTGTCGAGTGTGATGCGCTTAAGCGTTCCCCCTGCCATCACGAAGATGTAGTCTGAATTGTTCAGTGTCGTGGCGATTGTCGCCTGTGTAATCTTTTGATAACTCATATTTCTCTTTCTCCTTTTTATGCTAACGCTGCCGAAACCTCGACAGCCACGTCTGAATAATAACTCTTGTCGGTGTTGTTTGCGTCTGGCGTGCATTTCGCCATTTCCGCTGTAAGCGTTACGTTCGCTCCTGTTCCGCTGTAGGTCTTTGCGTTGAGTGCGTTGTAAACGTCCCACGTCCAGGTGGTGCTGCCTGTGTATGCTGTGCCGTTCTGTTTCAGCTTCAGTACAAACTTGGCGTTGCTGGTCTTGGATATCGCATCTGGGTTTGCTCCATCGGGTTCTGCGTCAATCGTCCACTCGTCGGCATCGTCAGTCACTCTCTGTGCGTCCACCGCCTTCACAGCCCAGGTGTCTCCTTCCTTGTGCAGGAGCTTTACGCTGAACACCGAGCTGCCATCTACATCGTCCCTCGTCACTTTCAGCGTCTTTCCGTTCTGTCCGTCTATGAGGACGAAATCCTTGTACCACTCCAGCTTCCAATTTGCGGCAAACTCGGAGTCTGAAATCGGCTTAACTCCGTATAGGTAGGTTGCCGTGAGGGTGGTGCTTGTGGTTGTTGCGTTCAGCGTGCTGCAAGCCGTGGTGATGTTGATTGAGTAGCTGTCCGCTCCTGCCTGCTGGATGAGGATGTCTTCTGTTCCTGCTATGGTGTCCCTCACGTTGTTGCTGATGTAGCTGACCTCGTATCCGATGATCTGGTTGGAGACGATGGTGGTGCTGGCGATATTGTCAATCACTCGGAGGTAGCAGAATCCGTCCGACTCCTTCTTTGCGAACTTTCCGTCTGTGGATAGGTTCCAGCCTGCGTAGTTCCCTGTCGTGGCTGGGCTTGCGTTGAATGCCAGCTGCGTACCTCGATATGTCCACTTGATGTCTGTTATCGTCACGGGGTTGCCGACTGCACTCTTGATTCCTATCTTGAGTGCTGGCTGCTCGTAGATGCTTGTCTTCCAATCAACGGACAAACCTCCGTTTGTCGGGTCGATTGCCTGGAAGAGCGAGCCTCCGCTTTCCGTGCCGTTCTTGTCAAATTTCACGATGGTCTTTTCGACGTAGATTTGGTCGCCTGTTCTGATGAAGCGCACCGTGAACGCTCCCTTGATTTTGTTTGCCATTTCCTTATTCGTCCCATTTTTGAAGTTCAACCTTGAATTGCTCCAGGTCTTGGAGCTTGCCTCCGAGCAGCGTTGCCGCAGTCTCTGGGTTCTCGTCCACCTTCAGCAATTCGTTCTCGTTCACTGCCATCTTCGAGCCTGTGTTGTTCGTTCGATGGTGCTTGGCTTTCAGCCCCTTGGCTTCTGCCTTCTCTGTCTCGACTATTGCGTATCTCATCCTAAATGATATAAATGTTTCCGTTCTCGTCGGTGAGGATGCTGCTCTCATCCTCGGTTGTCATGATTGCCGCCACGTCTCGTTCCTCGATGTCCATGCCCACGTCGAACCAGCAAAGGTTCTTCTCGTAGCCAATGCCGAGGGAGTCCACGCTGCACTCCATGCTCTGCCCTTCCTGTCTCTCGATTCTCTCAGCGTACTTGTAGCTCTTTGTTGCCGAGTCATAGACTCTTGCCTGCGTCCACCATCTGATGCTGTAGTAGAGCTCTGGGTATTGGATGGGTTGTGAGCCTGTTGCAAAGATGCCGTAGTTGTAGTACCGCTGCTGTCCCTGCACGATGTCATTTCCTCTTGCCACGTCATGTTGGGTAAGTATGCTCATGTCTCTCAGCAAACTGATACCGCAGCTCGTTTTCACGTTGCCGCTTGTATCTACAAACTGAACCTCGAACTCCTGGCTCCACATGAATCGCAAGTCGAAGGCGATGTTCGGGAATGCTATGGACTTGATTTCTGGGTGCTGGAGCGTTCCTGCCGTGAGGGCGGTGTTCTTGCCTCGTTCCACAAGGCGCATTGTCAGTCCTGTTGGCAGGGTGGTGATGGTTGCGTCTCCTTGCGTGAGCGTCACGCTGACTTGGCGTTCGTAGCTCTTGCCGTTGATGAACTTGTCTCTCTGACCAGCCTTTTCGATACCCTCTGCGACCAGGTATTCATAAAGGAGTAACTCGTCCTTCAGTGGGTCGTAGGTGATTTGTTCGCAGTCCACGGAGCAGGCTATCTTGTTGCCTCCCTTATCCGTGGTAGTGAGTGCCATTCCGCTGGCTTCCACGTTGTAGTTGGTACCTGTTCTGAAATCGTTGAATTTTCCTGTGTAGGAAAGTGTCGCAACTTCTCCAGGGACGATGTTACGCATAATCTTCAAGCTGCCGTTATCCTCGGTTGCGTCCTTGATTATATCGTAGTCTGTTCCCTGCTTCCAAACCTTGGCGATTGGCGTTCCGTTCACAAACCACTCGTGCTGGTCGCTCGCCAGGTTGTGGTTGTTGATTCCCGATGTATAGATGCCGTCGGGGTCATTGACCGTTGTCTGCGGTCTGATGATTGTCGGGGTAATCCCTCGGTCTGGCTCGAACTGGTTCAGAGCGGTGTTGGCGGTTTGTGCCGTTGGCGAGTCAGCAGTGATGCAGACCAACTCGCATGTTATCGCCAATGGCGAGAAGTCGAGTCTCGTGTGCTTTCGCTCCGATTGGAATGTCCTTTTCTTTGTTGCCATTCTCGTTCTCCTATTGCTTTAAAGTTAATATTCTATCGGCTCCGTTATCGGGGCTTCTTTTCCATCGTCTGCCGTGACGTAGAACAGAGTGCTGATTCCGCTGTGGCTCTCGCTTATGTGGAGGTCTGCAAACGAAATCTGAAAAGACGAGCCGCAATTGGCGTGCTCTGGCTTTGCGTTCCAGACCGCATCCGATGCGGTGTCCCCTGTGTCTCGCTCCACCTTGAATGTGTATTCGCTGGTGTGGTCTTGCATGTATCCGTCCAGGATCTGGATTGTGACGGTCTCCGTCTCGTCCGCAGCCATCCGTCCGTCCAGGCTTTGGTCTATATACATTCGTCTTCCCATCTGCTCGAACTGCTGGATGGTTCCGCTCATGTATATGTTGTTGAGGTAGGCGGAGTATCCTTTCATGTTGAGTCCGAAAATGGAGAGGTTCGTCAAGTCTCCGAATTGGGCGGCTACCATTTCCTTGGTAAACTCCCAGTTGTTCACGCCTGCAAGGTATCGCTCGTATGTCAGCGTGCTGTATCGGCTCTTCTGCCTTGTCTCGTCGCTGAAGTTGCCGTAGGCGACAAAGTGCATCGCATCGTGTGGGTGGTGCTGGCTCTGCCATGTGTCGCTCTTCGGTCTCAATGCGTAGCGTACCCTGCTGTTGTGCTGGGTGTCGATGATTTCCGTGATTCGGAAGTATGCGGTGTAGAATCCTGCAAACTTGAAGTTGCCTATACCATCGTCGTAGTCGTCGCTCTCGTTGTCCTCGATGCTCATTCCCTCGTGCCATATTCCTTGGCAAATGTCATCAACGGCAATCTTGCCTATCTCTCCGTCCTGTAGGTGGAGGACGATGGTTCCTGTTGTCAGCTCGTTCCCTTCGCTGTCGGTGTCGGGTATTACCTCCTTGATGATTCCACCGCCTGCTGCTCTCCAGCGGTTGCCTATCTGGATTGTCACTCGGTTGCATCTTAATTCGGGAGCCTCGAGGAAATCTCGGAGCGTGAGGCTATGAAGTTCTGCCCTGCCCATCTGGTCGATGTTGCCTCCTTTTCCGAATTGTCCGCTGATGAAGTCCCCGATTGTGATGCCCTTGCTGAATTGGATGAGTTGCCTTGCGGTGTCCTCGAAGACCTTGCTCAGCTTGGTGTCCATTCTCTTCTCCAAGAACTCCATCTTGTTTTGAAGCTCGGTTATCAGCTTATCGTATGCAGGTATGTTGCCTTGGGCGGTGGTGTTCTGCAGCTGGCTGTTGTAATAGACCACCTCGCTTACCGTGCTTGCCAGGCTTTCGCTGTTGCTGTATGCCTTGCTCTCACCGATGGTGTATGTGCCTTGCGTGAGGTCTTCGATGTCAAGTTCCCAGCCGATGATGCGGCTATACCTTGCGTTGTTGTCTGTGTCGAAATATTCGGGGGCGACGAGTTTCACCTTGCTTCCGTATGTCAGTTCGATTTGCTTGCGCTTGAAGTCCACGGGGTTCGTGGTTCCCTCGTAGGTACCGCTGTCCACCTTCATCTTCTTCATGTCCTTCTCTGCCTCTGCCTTCAGTTCCATTTCCGCTGCCTCCACCAATTCGTCATCAATGAAGGTAATGTCCATGTTGTACATGTAGAGTTTGTCTCCGACTGCTGGCTTCATGGTGTCGTTCGGCAGTTCCAGCGTGTAGGTGTCGTTCCTCGTAATCTCGAAGAGCTGCTTGTCATCCACGTCCGCATCAGGGTTGAAGTGTACCTCGAAGTCCATTCCGTTCAGCTTTCCGCTCTCGAAGTGGATGCTCAGTGGCTTGTTCTGTTCCTGCGTCTCGTATATGCTGTCGAAAACGAAGGGAGAGCCGTCTGGGAGCTTCGCCTTAAATCGGTAGGCAGTCCAATAGGTGACGTTGCCTGTGTCGGTGTCTGTTGTCTTGGCTGGTATTTCCGTCACCTCCGTTATGGTGAGCAGTGCCCTTGGATAGATATCCTCGTATGTCTTGACGATGTCCGTCACCTCGTCTGGGTCGAGGTTCGGGTCGCTGTCGATGTATGGTGTGCCTATAGGTAGCTGGAGGATGGTGTCTGCCACTCCTTGTATCGCCACGTCTGCCTGTCCGTCTATCGGCTCTGTGTAGAGCTTGTTGACGTATGCCATAGCGAGGTGGGCGAGTGTGACCTGCTGGCTTGTGCCTGCGAGTTGCTTCTTCTCGTCCGTTAGTCCGTAGCAGTCCCTTCCGTCGTTGATGTTCTTGTCTCCGTCAGCCACTATGCCGATGAACTCTATTCCTGTCTCGGTCTTGTCTGCCAGCGTGATGGTGGTGTTCTTGGTTATCGCCTTCTTCTGCAGTTGCATGTCCTTGAACGAGAAAATCGGACGGAAGTCTCGCTCAACTCTGACCATGGTGGTCTTGCTTGCGTCCGTCTGACCACCTGTCTCGTCCCCGATGATGAACTGCACGCCTGTTCCGTTTTGGAATCCGATTGCGTCCACTATGCTGTCCACCTCTATCTCGAAGACTGGGCTGTTCCAGGAGACGGTCTGTCCTGCGGCTGGGTTTGTGTAGCTTCCACTCACCACCTTGAATGTGTATGTCTTCTCTGTGTACTTGCTGTAGCTGGTTATCTTGATGCGGTTCTTCTCGCTGTAGAATGTCTTCGGCTTGTTTGTTGTGAATCGCACCTTGGTGGAGTAGAGCTTGTGGAATCCGTCTATCGTGAATGGGTTCTTCAGCTTGCGTCTGTAGTTTTGGTTGAGGTTACGGCTGGAGCCGAAAGCGTAGAGCCTGGTTCCGTGCTGTTCGCTGTCCTCGCTTCGGCTCAGTCCGTTCAGCTCCTTGTGCTGCTCCAGCGTTATGATCTGGTCGCCTTGCTCGCATCTTCCGAAATGGATTTCATTCTTATTAATCCACCATTCTGTGTCGAAAGCCTCGGCTATCTTGTCAAGTGCCGAGAGGATGGTGGTGCTGTCGTAGTCTATGAGCTTTGCGTCGTTCCTCTTCTCCACGTCATCGTGGATGAATACGATGTACTCCTTGCCTCCGTAAGTGTAGCCAATCTTGGAGAGGTTGTCGGTGAGGATGCTGGCTTGTGCCTCCAGCGTGTCGGTGTTGCTCCACTTGGCTTGCATTCCGTTCACGCTGCCAATCCTAAAGAAGATGATGCGATTCTTGAACTTGTACCAGGGTCTGTCGAGGCGCAGTTCGTATTCGTAGCCTGCGTCCTTGCTCGATGCAGTTGGCTTTGGCAAGTCCACCACCTCGAAGCGACCGAGCCCCTCGATGTTGGTGTAGTACCCCTTGCGGAGCTCAAGGACGGAGGAGGTGGAGAAGTTCACGCTGATGTACTCCTCCTCCTGCTTCTTCCATACGTAGGTGCTTCCGCTTCCGATGGGTATCGTGTATGCCTTGGCTTGTGCCCTGTTATAAATCTGTATCTTCATAATTGTCGGTATCCTCCTTGCCTCTGTTGGCTGGGTTCGGCTCGTTCAGCGATAGGCTGAATGTCGCCATTCCCTTGAAGTATGACTTGAATTGCTTGCAGTTCTTGTAATCGCATCGGTACACCACATCTGGCTCGAACTTGGTGCGTATGTTGATGCGTCTCTTCTTTAGCTCCTTCTTGAACGATATCAGCCTCTGCATCATTTCGTCTCGGCTCTGTGCGTAAAGCTGGACGAATAGGGTCATGTCCCTCTCGTCCACCTTTGGCTCTGATTCCTTGATGACCTGCTTTCCGTTCTCGGTGGTTGCCTTGTTGCTGACCGCATCCTTCAGTGGCTCTGGCTCAATGAGCGTGCAAAGCGAGGAGTCGCTTAGGCAAATGCCCCACATTCCGAATGCGTCTATGTCGTTGATGAATAATTCCCCGATTCTGTTCATTTGTCGCTTCTCCTATTATAGATGTTCGGTGTTCTTTCTTATCTTATCCAGCTTTTGGTTCATCGCTGGCAGCTCGCTGGTGTATCGCTCTATCTTCTCCAAGTGACCGACCGCCTGCACCTGCATCTCCATCATGTCATCCATGTTGCTGCGGATTATGGCTGCGCTGTTGGCTATGATGGCGTTGTTTTCCGCTTGCTGCTGAACGGCATCTGCAACAATGGACAGGCTATTCTGTATGCTGGTAAGTCTGCCGTTTGTCTCGTCCTGCTGGTCTTGCGTCGCACCGCTGAGAGTTGCGCTGGTGCTGTTTTGCGTGTAGTCTTCCTTTGGGTCAATCCCAGCCGCTGCGTACATATTGTCTCTCTGCTGCTCTCCCTTTCGATAGGTTTCCTCGTATTTCTTTTGCAAGGCGTTCTTCTCGGTTTGGTCGAGCGTGCCGTCAGCCATTGCGTCAGCGAATTGCTTGTACCAGTCCTGCATGTCCTGTGCGAGTGCCGTCTTGGTTATGTAGTTGAGGATTGCATCCTCCATGTACTCCTTGACCTGCTTGGTTGCGTCCTTTAATCCCTTTGTGGTGTCCTTCAGCAGTTCCTTTAACCCATCCTTTGCGCTGTCAAACGATAGGTTCGTGACCGCCTCGTTGTAGTCATTCTGCAAGTCGATGAGCTTCTTGTAATATTCGATGTACTCATCCATGTTGCTGGCGTTGCTCTTGTAGCCGTCGTTGCTGGCATTCTTAATCTTAGACCACAGGTCTGTCGCTTCGTCTGCCACCTTCGCCATCTGTTCGCTGGTAAGGTTCCAGAAGTCCGAGGCTGAGCTGACGTTCTCTCCTGTGATTTGGCTGATTCGCTGCCAATCAGCGGAGCTCATTGAATCGTTTATGTGTTTATTAGAAGAGTGTTTTCCTCCTATGCCGATGAATCCGTTGCTGGATGCGCCACCTGTATCTCGCAGGATCTGCTGCTTGTTGGCGGTGGCATCTTCGAGGTTCTTCTTTGCTCGCTGGTAGGTGTCGGTTGCTTCCTGTCCTGCCTTGTCTTTCATGACCTCAGTTAGCCTTGTTACGGCTGATTCCAGGTCTTGGTTGGATTGGGTCAGGTCGCTGATGGTGTCCTCGATGCTGGTGTCGGTACCGAACAGCTTGCTTCCTGTAAGGCTTCGGAAAACTCCACCGACCGCTCCGAATGCTGATTGAAAAACGTTACCTACGAACTTGAAGAGTCCCTGCTTCTGTATTGCATCAAGCAATGAAAGGATGGCACCGATGATGCCTCCTATCTTCGAGCCTGCCTCTCCGAATACGTTTGCGACGTTGCTTGCGACGTTGCCAAGTTCTGAAAGGCTCATCTCGCTGGTGCTGCCCAGCTGGGTTATTGCCTGCGATAGCTGGATGAGGTTGTCCGTCGTTGTGTCGAAGCTCTTGTCTCGGTTCACCTTGCTGGTGTCCTTGTCTTTCTTGGCATCGTCTGCCTTCTTCTGTGCAGCCTCGACCTTCTTCTGTGCAGCCTCCTTCGCCTCTTCTGGTGCGTCGCTGTCCTCGATGTCATCAAACTCCGATAGGGCGGTGTTCAGCTCTTGCAGTGCGGTGGCGTATCGCTCGCTGGCTTTCTCGTATGCCTTGCAGTTCTCCGCCAGGTTGCCGAATATTCCGCTCCCCTTGATGATGGCATCGTTGAGCTGGTCTATTGCCGTGGAGACCACCTTCTTGTTTTCTGGTGTTGCCTGCTGGTATTCCTTGCTGTTCTTGTATGAGGTGAGCTTGTCTCTCGTTGCCTTCAGCTGTTCGGTGGTCTGTCGGTCGAGGTTGTTGAATACTGCATCCCAATCAATGGATTTTTTCAGCTCCTCGAGGTAAACGCTTTGTATGTTCTCCTCCAGGGCTTGCGCTGCCTGTTGTCTCTTATGCTCGTAGTTCTTGGCGATGTCGTTCTGTCCCAGCTTCTCGGCTTCATCTCTCAGCTTGGTAAGCTGGGCGATGTCGTCCGTGATAGCCTTGCGTGTCTTCTCTGCCTTCTCGTTCTCGTCATCGTATTTATCGAGCAATGCCTTGATGAGCTCGTTCCTCTGCTGGGTCGTTGTAGCGTCCAGCGATTGTTTCTTGGCGGTGATGCCAGCCTTTTCCTCATCGGTTAGCTTGATAGCCTTCTGCTGTCCTGTTGCGTAGAATCCCTGCTTCTCATGCTTTGGATCTGCATCCCATAGGTTCTTCGCATGGTCTATCTTTGCCTGGAGGAGCGATTGTTCCTCCTTGTCGATGGCTTCTTTCTCTTTCTTGTAGTTGAGGTCGAGCTGGGCGAGCTTCTTCGCCTCTCCTTCCTGCATGGCATCCACGATGGCTTGCGCCTGGAGCAGCTGGTTGGCTTTCTGCTGCTGTTCCTGCTGCTGGCTGTATTTGTAGGTCTCCTCTGCCGTCTTCTCGTTAGCCTTGGCTTGCTCCTTGGCTGCTTTCTCGGCTTCTGTCTGCTGCTTATGCGCTGCCGTGGTTCTCGATTGGTGTGTGGAGACGGTTCTGCTGGCGATGTGGTCTTGCGCTTCCTTAACGAGCGAGACCTGCTGGTTCCACTCCTTGCTTCCCTTCTGGCTGTCTGCCATCTGGTCGAGCTTGGCTTGTGCCTCCTTCTGCTGCTTCTCCCAATCTGATTTATTGTAGGTGGTCTTCGACCTGGTTCTTGCTGCTGCGATTCCCTGTGCCTTGGTAAGCATGGACAGGATATCGCTTTGGCTGTATGCGTAATTGCCGAGACCCTTTAAGTTGAAGCGGACGTTCTTGCCTGTCCTCTTGCCTTTGGTGAGCGTGTTAATGACCTGCTGCAGCTGGTGCTTCGTCATGTCCTTGAATGTCTCAGCGAATTTGTCCGCATTCTGCGTTGTCAGCTCCCTGGCGACGTTCTTGTTGGCTCCGACCGCAGAATCTTGTGCATATTTAATTCGTTCCTCGATGGTGCCTTTGTGTGGGCTATACCATTTGATCCCTCGTCTGTTTTCGTACCATTTATTCGCCCAGTCCACCTCGGCTTGCTGCGAGCCTGTTAAGAACTGCCTGTATTGGCTGGCTCCCATTCCTGCACTGATAGCCTTGTTTCTTGCCTGCTGTTGCAGCTTGAAGGCTCGTGTGGCTCTGTCTGAGTCGTTCTTTTCCGTTCGGAGGCTCCGTACTCTGTTAAGTCCATCCTGTGCCGCAATCTCTCTCTTTAGTTTTAATATGTCACGGAGGTGTCCTTCTTCGTCTATGTATTTTTTAATGATGGCTGGATATCGCTGAATGAGCAGATTCATCGCCTTCCTGCGTCCGTGGGTTGCATCCTCGTCCTGCTGCGCTCTCTCGATGGCTCGGTCGGTCTCTTCGCTGTATTCCTGCTGCTTTTGTCTTGCGGTCTCCATGGTTGCATTGAGGTCTGCTTGCGCCTTCTCCTCTGCCGTGGTGCTGTCGTGGCAGGCTACCAATACACCGACCAATACACCGAGGGCGGTGGCTGCTGCTACGTATGGGTTGGCGAGCATCGTTGCGTTGAGGGCGGCTTGTACCTTCTCTACGACGGCAATTCGCACCTTGGCGATGGTCAGCGTCTCGATGTGGAGCTTCTCGGCTGCAATGGCAGTAACCACCGCTGCCTTGTAGATTCCGTATGTGGTAATCAAGCCCATGATGATCTGTCCTACCTGCTGATAGTTGGCGATTATCTTTTGTGCCATGTCTATGCTGCCTACGATGAGTCCTTCCTGGGCTTCGCCTATGTCGTTGAGCATGTACTGCCAGGCTCCTTCAAGGTTGGATATCGCTCCCTTCAAGGTCTTGCTCTGTGCTTCAAGCATGCCGTTGAACTGACCTCCCTCGCTGGCTGCTGCGTGGAACGCATCCTGCACCATTTTGGTGGAGATTGCGCCTTTCTCCATTTCCTCCTTCAGCTGTCCGATGCTCTTGCCTGTCTGCTCGCTAATCACCTGCAATGGGTTGAAGCCTGCATTAATCATCTGCAATAAGTCCTGTCCCATGAGCTTGCCTGTTGCGCTCATCTGGGAGAAGGCAAGGGTGAGGCTCTTGAACTTCTCGCTGTCGCCCATGGAAATGTCGCCAATGGCTTTCAAGTGCTGCATAACGTCCTGGGCAGGAATATTGAAGGCGAGCATGGTCTGCGCTCCTGATGCGAGGTCTTGCATAATCATTGGGGTGCGGAGTTCGTATTCCTTTATCTGCTCGAAAAGCTCGCCACCGATCTGCTCTCCTGCGAGGGTCTTGAAGGAGGTCTGCAGGCTTTCCATCTCGCTTCGTATGCTGATGACCTTGCTCTCGAATTGGGTTAGCTGCTGGATTGAAAAGTACGCACCAATTCCTGCAGCAATCTTTTTGAGGCTTGCGTCCATCTTCTCGGTCTCGCTCTTGGTAGCGTTGCCGAGGTCGTGGATTTTATCTTCCGCTGCCTTCGTCTCTTGCTGCAGGGCTTCTGTGCTGACCCCATTGAATGCTGAGTCTATCTTCTGTCCAGCTTGTGTGGCTCGCCTTCCGATGTTGTCGAACTGCTGCACCACCTTCTCAGCGTCCGATTGGAGCTGTGAATCGTCTATGCCTATCGAGAATCCTTCTCTTCCGTTGTCGAAATCTGCCATTTTAATACTCCTTTACGAAGACTTCCTCTTCGTCTTCGTCATCTGTGAAATTTTCGGGATTGTTTGCGTCGAGTTTCGCATCCCATTTTGGTGGTTGCTCATCATCAAACTGCGGTGTCGCTGCTGAATAAAGCGAAAGGTTGGCGTAGCTGTAATCGTATAGGATTTCCTCTGGTGTGGCTCCTATGTTCTTCGCCCAGCCGATGATTATTGACCAGGGGCTGTCTGTTCCACTTCCTTGGTTCTCGCCAGCGTGTTTATTTCGGATAGGGAAGTGGTAAGCCCGAAAAAATCGCCCAGCTGCATCTCCATGAGTCGCTTGGTGATGGTCTCGTTCAGCGTTGCTGGCGTGATGTCCTCCATGATGCGCATGGCTACAAAGTCCAGCTCGTTCATGGTCTCCTGGTGCTTGGTGAATCGGAAACGTCGCCAGCTCCATTTCTTCGTCTCTGAAATCACGACCTGGTGGTTTTCCCTTATTCGCTTTGCTCCGAGCACCAATATGGCGGCAATGCGTCCGATGGCTTTGCAGTCCCTGGCGGTTCGGAGGGTCTCGCTGAAGATGCTCTTCGTCTCTTTGTTAATTAACGGCATCTTCGAGGTTTCCTCGCTCACCAGCATTATGGTTGCTGGTGTCGGTGCTGGTATCTCGTAGGTGCGTCCGTCTATCTCCAGGGATGTTGTCTTGCGCTGGAGGATGGTATCGACCACCTGCTGTTCTAATGTTTTCTGTTCTTCCATGCGATTAAAGTGAAAGAGCAGGAGGGTGGCTCTGTCGCTTCCTCCTGCTCTTGGATGAAATTATGGGTTATTTCAAAGCCTCTTTGGTTGTGAAACGGGAGTACCAATAGTTGTTATCAACAGCTTCTGTGTCACCCGATGCTGGTGTCTCTGGTACGCCTGTTGTCTTGAAGATTGAAGCGGTGATCTTGATGGCGTTACCATTCTGCTCGTCCATCGCTGGTGCTACCTTGATGCGGCAGAGCGGAGCCTTGATGCCTCTCGCTCCCTTGTTGTGTGGGGTAATCTTAATCGATCTGTCTCCTGGCACAATGTGGGTCTTGACCTTCTGTTCGCCATCAGCGTCCTTGTCTGCAATGCCCAGCTTCTCGTAAAGTTCCGCAGTTGGCTCGATGACGGTAGTCTCCACCACGAGTGTTCCTTCGAGGTCTTCCTGCCCCACGACTTCGCCTCCTGTTGCTTTCATCTGCAGCTGGTCGCCATCGTTGGACGAGAGGTTCGTGGTCTGGTCTTTGATGGTACCTACATTGAAGAGTGTAGTTGCGAATGCATCGTTCTCTCCTGTGTCGCCAATCTCAACCTTGCACTTGCCCCATGCCATGATGATTTTCCTTGATTCTGCCATGTGCTTGTTCTCCTTGTTTATTAAAATGTTGCTAATTTAAAATGAATTCCGATATTAACGAAGTGCTCGTTTCGCTCTGGTACCGCAATGATAGCCGTTGCCTGGAACTTGTCGAAGATGTAGGCGGTGCAGGAATCATTAAGGGTCTGCAGCACCTGTTCGTCGATTGCCTCCAGCTCCATCAGTCTTGCTTTGTCGGGTACCAGGCTCGCTCCTCCGTTATTGATGTCGGGGACGTATATGTTGAGCCTAGCCCTGCCTTCCTGGATCTGTCCTGCTGTGGCATTTGAACATGTAAGGACTGCGTCTTCGGTCTTGGCTTCGATAGGTCGCAGCTCGCTGGGGTAGAATGTTCCTCTTATCGTACTTCCCATCAGCTCTTCAAGGGCTGCGTACATGTCCATTTCTATTGTTGTCGTTCCTTTGCTTGCCATTGTCACTTCGTTTTGAATAATCGGTTAAGCATTGCCTTGATTTTGCGTTCTGCCATCTGCTCGCTCGTATCGAGAACGTCGAGGCTCATGGCTTCGACGTATTGGGCGTATGGCATTCCTGCTACCATCAGAAAAACAATGCCTTGTGTTGTCTGCTTTGCCGCAAGTTCATGAAGAAAAGCGACGCCTTGTGAACTTCCCGTTTTTCCGTCCTTTTCGCCTCCCTTTCCTTCACTTGTCTGTTTCCATTCTCCCTCGTGTACAATTTCGCCATCCACGAGGACGCAGTAGCCGATAGAGCTGCAAAGGTTGCCTGTCTGGTTCAAGTACTTATGTCCGCTCCTTGCCTGTTTCAAGCATTCCTCTCCAATGTAGAGGAGTTGCGTTATTAAGCCTTGCTTCCTGTTCTCTATCATGGCGTTCATCCTTGCTCGGATGTCTGCTTGCGTGAAGTTGGGTTTTATTGGCATGGTGAAATCTTTTAGACGGTGATCTGCAATGCTTCTACTGCTTCGAGGTAGGTGATGTCCTGCACTTCAAACTCTCCGAGATCCACGCCTCGGTTGTCGGTTAGCTTCACTCTTTTGGCGGTGAAGTCCTGCGGTTCGATTAATACCTTGGCTGCAAATTGTCTGAACTTGCCGTCCTGGTACGTGCCTTGGTGGTCGCTCTTGTTTTTTACGATATTGCAAGGGATGCCCTTGTCGCTCAGTTTGGTTTCCACCTTTTGGGGGATGCCGTGAAGCATTCCCCCTCCAGTGGTATCGTAAGTAAAAAGAAAGCCGTTCTGTATAATCATCAGAAGTCCTCCCCGATGTAGCCGCATGGGATATCTGTTCCTGCTTCGTCCTCTCCCAGCTCTGCTAGCAGGCTGTTCGATTTCTTTGCGAAGCGTGAGCGTTCGTCCTCGTTGAATGTGTAGCTGATTCCTCCCTGGGTGATGTTCGGAGCTTCGGCAAGAAAGGCGTATGTGAGGGCTTTCGCCTTCTTGAACTCGTTGCTTGCTCGCACCTCCCTGGTGATGTCTGCATCTGCATCCAGCCCAGCTTCATCGATGATATTCTCAATCGTCGCTGCTGGTATTGGGTAGTTGCTCATTGCTTTAATTGCGTTGCTTGTCTTCATGCTGCTTGTTTATAAAACGTGTTATGCGCTCGCCTCTCCGTTCGCCCAGGTCTGGTTGGCGGTGTTGAAGAAGACGAGAGACTTGCGGTTGATGAGTCCTGGCTGAACGTATGCCTCTGCCATGGTGGTCTCGGTCTGTGGGTTGACCTCGCTGTAGCGTGTCACCTTGAAGAAACCGCCATAAACCTGCAGGGCAGCGGTGTTCTGTACCATTGGGACGTTCTTGTAATAAGTCCAGCCGAGCTGGATGGTTGGTGAAAGTGTAACCACATTCACGTTCCATGGCTTGATGGTCTCCTTGCTGCCGTCCTTGTGTTCGAGGCTCACGTATGTATCGAGGACGATAATCTGCGGATAGCCTCGTGTCGGGCTTGCGTTGTATGCGTTGATTTTCTCCAGCGTGATCATGTCCGCTGTAATCATGGACAGGTCGTTGACCTGTGGGTACAGACGCTTTGCGGTCTTCTTCTGTGCTACCAGCTGCTGGAACTTCGCTTTCTCCATGAATGCGTAGCGTGGCTTGGTGAGTCCCTGCTTGGCTATCATGTCCTGGGCGTTGGCGAGGTCGAGGAGTCCGTCTGCGTTCTCCTCATCGCTCCACTCGTAGCCCTTCTTTTTAACGACAGCTCCTGCCTTGACCTCAGAAATCTTCACACCGATGAAGTTGCCCTTCGGTACGTTGAAGTCGATGATGTCCTGTGATGCCATGTCGCCTTCAATCTTTTCTGGGAAGGTCTGTACACCGCTTGATGCGATGCGCATGCAGTCAAGCTCTACCTTGTAGTCCATCGCCTTGCGGACGAATGAAACGTCATCGTAAACCAGGTTAACGAGTTCCTGCTTTTCCTGCTGGTTCTCGGTTGCTGAGTTTGCGAGTGTCTGTGAATCGAGGTATTCGTTAATCTCGATTTCGTCCTTGTCTCGGCTCACGGAATACTTGGAGAGCTTACCGCTCCATGTGCCGACCTTCTGGCGTGTCTTCTTTGGAGCCTTGGTGTTGAATGCGACACGATCGGCAGCTACAGGGATTCCCTCGTCACCCTCCAAGCCCTTAATATCGAACTTTCGGGTGTATTTCAATGGGAAGAGGGTAGCCCATGCAAGACCTGTACCTGGCTGGAACTTGTTGACGGTTGCCTGCATTCCAGGGATGTCAATGTCGAATAATGGTGCTTCCATTGTTTCTTTTCTCCTTTGTGTTAATTAATTAATCGAGCGTGATGCCCTTCATCAAATCCACGATTTCGGCAGCGACAGGTGCTGTCTCCTTGCGAAGGCTTGCGGCTCTAATCAGTCGAGCCTCGAAGTCACCCTCTCCAGCCTTGCCAAGGTTGCCCATGAAATTGCCGAGAATGTATTCTGGCTTGTGGATTGGTGCAGCCTCTGCTTTGCTTCCGTCCGCTGCGCTGGCTGCCTGGTAGAGGACGGTGTCCTGGGCGATTGCCACGCCCATCGTCACGGTTACAACATCGTAATCGTCGCTGGTTGTGGTGTCGACCTCTGTGCAGGCGACACCCACCTTGCCGTGGGCGATTACGTCTCCCTTCTTGATACCGCTACCCTTGGCAATCTTGATAGTGGTGTCAGCTTCTTTGCACTCTGTTACGAGGCGGTATCCCTTGATTGAGACGTAGAGTCCGCTTGCGTCCTGTCCCATTGCGAGACCTGGCTTCAAATCGAACTCTGGGTTCTTGACGAGTCCACCTCCTGGCTTCTCCGATACGATTGTCTCGAAGATGATAGGGTCGGCTGGAGCTGCGTCCTGGTGCTTGAACATTCTGTTCATGGCTTTTTCCCTTTTAAAAGTTTAACTTGGCTACTGCTGTGGTGCCTGCTGCGCTGGTTGTGCAAGTCCGATGATTACAGGCGATGCCGTCTGTGCCTCTCGGCTTGCCTCTGCATTAAGGTAAGCGGTGACCGCTGGGTCTGCCTCTTCGCCTGGCTTGCGCTTTCCACCGACAGGTGGTGTGGTCTTGGCACCCTGCGCCTTCTCCTCCTTGATGTCGCTCTCGATGAACGGCTTCTGCTGGTCGAGCCAGCCGTTGAAGTCCTCGTCGTCCTTGAAGGTGAGTCGGTCGTAGTTTCGCATGTAGCGTTCCTTCAATTTGTCGGATGCTCCTTCAAATAATGCGCTGAACTTATCCTTGCGCTGGTTGCCGAGCTCCTTGGTTTTCATGCCATTGATTTCGGTTCGCAGCTGCTGGTTGTCCTGCTGGATCTGTTTGAGCATCTTCAACACCTCGCTGTCTTCCCCTCCTGCTGGTGGTGTAGGCGGCTGTGGTGGTTTTTGCTGTGGTGGCTCGATAGGCTTGCCATCCTTCAGCTTGTACTTCTTCTCATAGTTGCTAATGGCTGAACTCTGAACTTCGTTAGCTCGTCTGTCGCCTTCGCTGTCTATGATGGATTGGAAGGTCACCCCATCTACGACGGTTTTCACTTCGTCCTCCGTGGTTGTCGTCTCAGCCTTTTTCTTGGCTATCCGCTCTAGAATTTTGGAATCAACCCCTGGAAATTTGGTTTTGAGTCCTGCTAAAATCTTTTCAAACATAAATTTTACGTTTTGGTTATACAAATTTGTAATGGCGCAAATTTACGGCTTTTTTTGTTTAAGTGGTTACGTGGTAATCACTTTTTAACGTGAATTAACCTTAAAATCGGAAAATAACCGCTTTTTCGCTTGGGTGTTTCGTGCTTTTTTCGTAAATTTGCCGCAAAAACCGAACGTATGAAAAAGAAATTTTCATTTGAGGATGACCCTTCTTTTGGTGGGCATTCGGCTGAGTGGTGGGAGGAATGGCGAAGAAACGCCAATTCTCAAGCTGCCACGAACGTATGTGATGGCTGTCTGAATCGTGCGGAGGATTGCTCTTGCTCCGTGCTGGAGCCACAAGAACAAAGCGAAATCATCGCCATTGGTAGATGCGATGAAAAGTTAAAATAGGGAAGAGGCTTGTGTGTCGCTTCCCTATTTTTTTGCTATGGAATAACTCTGCATCTAATAATTCCGTAGTCTTCACCGCCTCTCGTTTCAACTTTTGCTGAAATAAGTGCGAGCTTTGTTTCTCGTCCAAGAATGCACTCGCTCTCCGTGTAGTTTTCTGTAACGTACATCTGTGCTCCCTTTGGTATTTCGAGTTGTAATTGGAAGCGTCTTTCTTTGAAGACGTTCTTTGTTGCGTTTGTTGAAACTGAAAGGTAGCCGCAGTCTGGAGTTATGGCTGGTGTCGTGCTTTGCGTGATTTTGTTGCAAATTTGAGGTACGTTGCAGCCATCCATGTCGATGCCTTTGAATAAGGCTTTTATCGCATTGTTATCCACGTTTCTTATGACGAGCATCGGAAATTCTGTCTTATTGTTTCCTATGGCAGCATCGAGTGTAATTATTGTTCTCTTTTGGTCTTCTGTGAGTTTGCGTCCGAATAAATCAGCGCATTTGTCGATGTTCGGGTTGTTGATGATACTTCCATGGATTGCATGCTTTCCTGCTCCTGCAATGTCTCGGCAGCATCCATTGATTGTAAAGCTGCTACCTGTTTGGATGTATCCGTATCTATGATTCCATATCTGTTTGCGTTGCTCTCTTGTGATGTTCATCATGTGTTCTGCCATAAACTCATGCTGCTCTGCGTTGATAATGCACAATCCGTTTTCAACCTGTATTTCTGAATCTGTGAGTTTCTTGCCTCTTTTCAAAAAGGCATCTTTCATCTCTTGTATGATTTCAGCCTTCGATTGTATATGAGTTGCATTGCCTGCCTTTTTCGCTGCTTTGGCAGCTGCTTGTGCTTCAAGTTTTCCGACCTTGTCTTGTAGTTCTTTGGCTTTGCTTCTAAGTTTGGCGAGGTCTGCATTGTTGTCGTTGAGCGTTGCCTTTATCCAATTTCCGAGCCTCTTGACTATTGCGCTCTTTGTCTTGCCTGCAAAGTCCAGCTCGTGCGTGATGGAGTCACCAATGGCTTTCATGTCTATTCGTTTATTGACGAGTTTTAGCCTGTTCTCGAATGCCTCCTTTGCGACTTCCTTTGTTGAGTGGCTGCTTCTTGCGACAATTCCGATTTCTCTCTGTAGTCTTCCTTGCAAGAATTGGAGCGAGTTGTCTGTTGTGAAGTCCCATGTCCATCTGTCGAATGTCTTCTTTATTGCATCGTGCGCTGCCTCCAGCTCCTTGATGGTATGCTTTTTATGCCATTCGTGAACGTTAGGTATGAGGTCTTCCATGTTCGCTTCTGCGAGTTTCATCTTTTCGACCTTCTTCTGTACTTTCTGCCCAAGGTTGAACATCTTGTCGAGGTTGCCTTCATTTATCGCTTTTGTCAGTGCTGTTGTGCTAATCTCTGGCATTTCCTTTCCTGCTGCCTGTGCGTCGAGTGCTGTCTGCTTCATCATTGCGTGTCGCTTCTGGCGTTCCTCTGCTCGCTTCTGAATGTCTGCTATTTGTTGCTGGGTTCGTGCAGCGTGTCTTTCTTCTGCTTTTTCGAGGGTTGTCTTCGCCTTTTTCTTGCCTTCCCATCGCAGTCCCTTGGCAGGATCTCCGTCCTTGAAGTTGTCCTTGATGAAGTAGGGCATGGAGGTGGCGTTCTCGATTCTTGCCTGGTTGTCCTTCATCCATTTGTTGAACTCCTTTGGCATTTTCTCCACCTGCCCTGTGAACTTCCAATGGCTCACGTCCTCTCCGTTCATGATTGCGGTGGTGTATGCGTCCATCTCCTCCTGGCTGGCGAGGACGGAAACTGCATAACATCTGCACCATGGATGCCATCCTGTGAACTTGAAGTCCTTTGGAAAGCGTTTTCCGTCGAATAGGTCGCAGATGTCCTCCGTCGGGTGGTTGTTGCTGATATGGATCTCGATACCGATAACGAAAGGGAGAGCCTGCCATCTGTTGTGGTCTGCCGTCCTGTAGGCGATGTTGTTCTCGGTCGCTGTCATTCGGAGGGCGTTCTTGTAGCTGGAGCGATAGACTCCCTGCCCTGGATGGTATGCGGCAGCAGCCTTGGAGAGGCGCAAAGCTCCGCTCTTGTCTCGCACCCTTCTGAATAGCTTGTTTGGCTCGACAAGGTATTTTCTGATATCTCGGCTCAGAGCGGCAGCACTCTTTCCTTCGCCCATGCCCAATTCCAGGGCGAGCTCCATTTCGCTCTTGAACTGCTGGGTGAGATTCCAGACCCTGCGGCTGAGATTCATTCCTGCTTCCTTGCGTGCGATGAATGCGTCTAAAGCCTCCAGGTGTGGGTGCTTCCAGTCCTGAACCACCTTTTTCGGGAGGTGCTTCTTGCCGATGATGGAGTCCACCATTGCGTCGTTCTTGGTGTTGGAGAGCGTCCAGCTTTCCTGGTCTCCGTCCTCGATGTTGGCTTGGAGGCTGCTTCCGAGGTCTTGCATGAGTGCCTCCATCTCCTTCTTCAAGGCAGGGAAGTCCTCGAAGTGGAACTCTTTCTTTGGGTCGGCATCAAAGAGCGAGGGCGCAGCTGCCTGTGCGATGCGCTTGATGGCTGCATCGTATAGCTGCTGCACCTTCCTGGCTCTCTTTGCGAGGTTCTCCTTGTGCTTCTTGTCGTATGTGCCTATGGTGAACGTCTTTGGCATATTCTAATCCTTTACATGGTTGGTTCGTTGGTGAAGGCATCGTTTGCCATTGCCTCCTCCTGTTCGATTCTCTTCTCTTCCTCCTCGACCTCCTCTTCTGGTACCATCTTGAGCCTGCGGATGGCGGTTCTCCGTGACACGATTGGTTTTCCTCCTGTTGCGTCGCTCATGTCCTTGATTTCCTGGCTGCGGTCATCGATTTGGAAGGCTGTAATCTCGTTGGTGACGGTCAATGTCTCGAAAGCCTGTGCCAGCTCTGGGTACATGATCTTGCAGAAAGCTCGTACCACGTTGACCTCTCTGTCGAAGAACTCCAGCCAATCTCCGCTTTCATCCGTGACCTTCATCTGGCAATCGATGAAGAGCATCTTGCGTGCCTCTCCGCTCATCGGGGTGGCTTTCATCTGCTCCATGCTCATGTCTGGCAGCTGGAGGCTGGTGTGGATATTGCGTCTCAGCTCTTCCGTGAATAGCTTCTGTGCATCGGTAGCCTGGCTCCAGGTTGCGTACCCAGCCTTGTCTCCCTTGCCGTATCGGAGGACGTTGCGCCCTGCGTTGTCGTCGGTTGGCTCCTGCTTTTTGTTTTTTGGAGCGGTCACCTTCTGGCTGTCCGAATAGATGACCCATGTCGGTCGGCTGTTCTTGCGGAGATAGTTGCCAGCTCTGCTCTCCGTCCATTCAAGCTCGTAGCCGTTGTCGCTCTGGTCTTCCCAGATCGGGAGGTCTCGGTGTATGTAGATGCCTGCTATCTTTTTGATATTGATAGGCTCTGGTACGATGTCTTCCTTCCATCCGTTGCTGTTCATGTTGATCCAGCGGAAGTGGAACTCATCGGTGTAGGTATCGAAGTAGGTTACGGTGTCGTTTCCTTTCTTCCTGGTGTATTGGACGCTGAGTGCTATCATGTCGTCGTATTCGTCGAATAGTGGGTACAAGATGTCTCCGTCCAATGGCGAGAAGGTGCGGCAGCGCAGTTTCAGCTTGCTTGGGTAGCCTGCGTATGTGGTGTCCTGCAGCTGGGCGTACCAAATGGTGACCATCTCGCAGCTCGCAAAGAGTTTATGGGAACGCTTAAGGTTCAAGGCGTTAATTCGGTTCTTCTGAAAAATCGCCTCCATGATGGCTGCTGCCTTCTTCTCGTCGTCATCCGCAGTGGTGTATTTGCGGTTGACGGGGATTGTGAACATCAGCTCCTTCATGCGCTTCACCGCCAGCTTCTGAATGTTGTATGTCACTCTTGTCATGCGCTCGGTCTTGCCTCTGCGTGTCTTGTCTCTGTAGTTCTTGTCTGTGTAAACAGGGTGCAGCTTGGGGTTGTACTCCTTTTCGAGCAGCTTCCATGGGATGACTTCGATGTTCTTCTGTCGCAAGTCCTCGATGATCGCTCCTGGCTGTCTGTTCTCTCTATCGATAATTTCTCTAATGTCTGGCATTGCTTTGTCTCCTATGTTTTTAAATTAATAAACTTCGTCCTCGATTTCCTCTTCTTCCTCATCCGTAATCTCTGCCGAGGTGAACAATCCGAAACGCTCCACGATGCCTGTGGTGCAGTCGGGCGCATCGTCATGCTCGTTTCCTCCCTCCTTACGGTATGACTTCATGGCGTTGGCGTAATGCGTCCAGCGGTCTTCCCATCCTTCTGGGTAGAAGACCATGTTCTGAACCTTCGAGCTGTTCGTGAAGATTCGGGTCTGCTTGTTGGCGGTCTGTGCCAGGTCAATGAAGACCATGTCCCAATTGCCAAGGGTTCGCACCAGCTTCTCCACGTTCCTTCTGAATCCTCGACCTCCGTTGTTGCTCTCGACCACGACCTCCTGCGTCTGGTTCCGCACCAGCATTCTTGCTACGGCAGGTTCGGTGTACTCCATGCTCTTGTTGGTGAATACGATATCCGTCACGTAGCATCCGCTCTCGTATTCCTCGTAGCAGATGGCGCAGAGCCAGTCGGCTCCTGTGTCCGCTGTATCGATGTAGCACTTGCGCCTTGGCAGGTGTGCCTCTATCGGCATGGTGTCGTAGGTCTTGAAATGGGAATACATGAGACCATCGATTGGTGTCGGGTTCTGCATGTACTGCGTCTCGTAAACGAAGGAGTTGGCGAGGCGTATCTTCTCCAGCTCCTCCAGGGTGTGCTTGAATTCCCATAGCGGCTGGCGGTGTCCGTCCTCGTCAATGGTAACGCATGGAAGGCTTACGACCGTCCAATCGTCTGGTTCTATCTCCTGGAGGTAGCCGCAAAGGTCATGCTCATGGAGTCGCTGCATGATGATGATGATTGGCGTGTTTCGGCTGTTGACTCGGTTTCGGATGGTGGTCTCGAATCGTCGGTTCACTCGCTCACGCACCACGTCGCTCAGCGCATCCTCTGGCTTGATAGGGTCATCGATGATGATGGCTCCTGCAAATCGGTAGGGCAGTGGGTTGCCATGCTCGTCCACTCTGTCCACCTCACCAGCTCCGAAACCTGTTATCTGTCCGATGGTGGATGTTGCATAGACGCCTCCTCCTTGCTCCGTGTCCCATTGCGCCTTGGTGTCGCTTCCATACTTCACCCTTGTCTCAAACATCGCCTGGTATGCTTCGCTGTTTACGATGTCCTTTATGGCGATGGAGTTGTCCACTGCCAGGTCGCTGGAGTAGGAGAGGTGTATGAAATTGGAGGCTGGATTGATTGCGAGTCCCATGGCGATGAAGTTCTTAACCGCCAGCTCGGTCTTGCCGTATCGTGGTGCGATGTTGATGATGAGCTTGTTGCATTCGCCCTTCAGCACCTTATCCAGCGCATCGCATACTCTCTTGTGGTGGTGTCCGACAATAAACCGCTTGCCTCCGTTCTCCTTGAAGAAGTACCGAGTGAAGTTGAGGGGGTTCTGCAGTACCCACATCTTTTGCAGTTCGGTGTCGTGCATCATGCTAGTACTCCTCCTCCAGCTTCTTCAAATATGCGATTTGCTCCTCCCTGGTGAGCGGTGTCCCCTGCTGGATCTGTTTGCCGTTGGTGGTGATGTCCACCTTCTGCTGCGGTTTGCCGTATTGCCTGTCCATGAGTCTGTCCACGGTGGTTGTCTTGCCGTTCTTCATATCGATGATGGCAGCCATTGCCAGCGTCTTTGCGTAGGCTGGCGTTTCGTCTGCCTTCGCCAATACCTGCAAGTCCGACAGCTCCATGGCGAGGATGCTTCTCTCGATTGTGTTGATTTCGTCCTGTGTGAGTCCTTCGCTCTTCTTCAGCTTGCTCTTTGGGAGCACCTGCTTCAAGAGAGCCTTGACCCTGTCCTTCGGTTTGCCCTTCGGGTTACCGCTCTGTCCCTTCTGCCATTTGTGGCTCTCGATGTTGGCGAGCTGGCTTTCCGTCATTGTCTCTTTTCCTCTTGGCATTGCTTATTCCTCCTTCTTCTTCGATTTTTTGGTCTTGGTGACGGCTGGTTCCTGGGCAGGCAGCAGGGTGCTTGCCTCTCGCTGCTTATCCTCCAGAATGTTGCCGATGCGGACAGCCTTCTGCTGGGTGAGCTCCTCCCATCGCTTGATGATGACGTCCACGTATATCGGCTCGAACTCCACCATGCGGCAGCACCTGCCGAGCTGTTCTGCTGCGATGAGTGTGGTTCCGCTGCCTCCGAATATGTCGAGGACGATATCCTTTACCCTGCTGCTGTTGCTGATGAGCTTGCCAATCAGCGGTACAGGCTTCATGGTTGGATGATCAGGGTTTTTCTTTGGCTGTCGCAGTCTATTACGCTTGTCGGTATGTCGCCTCCGAATAGCTGCTGGAGCAAGTCCTTCATTTCTGCCTTGCTCATGCTCTCGATGTCCAGCTTCTGCTCGAGCACCGTGGTGAGGTTTCGCTTGTTGGTGAAGTAGTGGGCAGCTCCTTCCTTCCATCCGTACAGGCAGGGCTCATGCTTCCATTGATAGTCCTGGCGACCGAGGACGAGGCTGTTTTTGTTCCAGATGAGGCTTTGGCGTGTCTCCCATCCGATGTTCTTCACGGCTGTTCGGAAATTGAAGCCCTGGCTGTCCGCATGCCAGATGTAGAAGGCTGCCCCTGGCTTCATGCTGTCGTTGGCATTCTGCAGGGTGTCGGTGAGAAAAGCCACGAAGTTCTCGTCTGCCATGTGGTCATTGGCGATTTTCATCTTTCCTTTTGCCTGGTAGTCCACGTTGTATGGTGGGTCAGTTACCAGCAGGTCTGCCTGTTCTCCGTCCATGAGGGCATCGAGGAACTCCTGTTTCGTGCTGTCTCCGCAAATGAGGCGGTGCATGCCGAGCTGGTAGATGTCGCCTGTCCTGCTGGTCGCCTTCTTTGGCGTGTTGCCAGCCACATCGTAGCCATCGTCTTTCGCTTCCTCTTCCTCCTCTGGGTCGGGAATGTCTGGTACGTCGATGGCAGCTGCATCTATCTCCTCTGGCTTCCAATCGTTGATGAGGTCGTCGAAGTTCGTCTCTCCAAAGCTGGAGTTATCCTTCAAGACGATGCGTCGCATCTTATCCATCGGGAAGTCGTGGGGGAGAATCTTGCAGACGGCTGTCTTGTATTTCAGCTTGCGCAGGGCTTCGTATCTCATGTTACCGCCAATGATGACGAATCCTCGCTCATCCTGTGTGTCATAAACGATAAGCTCTCGAAGTTCCAGCATCTCGGGGTCGTCCTGGATGCTCTTCACCAGCTTCTTGAATTTCGGGTCTCGTATGAATCGTGGGTTCTTAGGCAGCCCTTCCACCTGCCCTTGGTTCGGGTGGAGCTGGGTGATGTCCATGTCCCTTCTCTGAATATCTGCTGTTGTTGTGTCCATGCTTTTTGTCTTTCGTTGGTTTAAGCAGTGAAGGCGAGCCCTTCTTCAAGGCTCGCCTCTCCTGTCTGGAATTGTTGTTAAAATGGTGCGGCACCACCGCTGAATGCGGAGAATGGCAGGACGCTCTTTGCTCGCCCAGATGCCTTGGTGCTGCCGTGGAGGACGCTGCCTCCGCTCTTGTGTTCTGAACCGCTACTACTCATGGCTCGTTCTCCTTTGTTTTTGAAATTTAACTTTTATCGAATGTCATACGTGTGAACAGATCCCACGCCTTGCTGTTGCGTATCGGCTTGCGGATGGTGGCGTACTTGTCGAGGATCCTGCTGAAGTGGTCATCGTAGAAATCGTACAGCTCTGGGTTCTCCTCCATGGTGAACTGCTCGATGTTTCCCGAGCTTCGGAGGTTCGCAGATCCGTGCATGATAATCTTGCGCCCTCCCAGGGTCTCGAAGTGTACGGTCTTGGTGTGAACGCCTGCCACCGCTAATTGGAATCGGTCGCCAATGTCCAGCTGCTTGTAAATGTACGGAACCAGGCTCCTTCGCTCGTTGTCCCAAAAATAAACGCTAATGATGAGGTTCAATTCCTCGATGTAGCCCTTATCCATGAGGGTGTGCAGGCTGTCCACGTTGTTCTGGCTAAGCGAAAGCGTGCTTATCGTCATTTTCTTTGCGCAGGCTCGCTGGGTTGTTAGGTACGCCTCGATGAAGTCCCCGAATATGAAGGAACCGCTCACGAATGCATCGAAGCGTTCCCCGAATCCCAGGCGCAGCTCCTTCGCCATCTTCTGGGCATTGTCGTACATCACGAAGTCCTCCTTCATCGGTACCACCTTTGGCAGGGTGTACCTTGTCTCCTCCGTCTCGTCCGATGGCAGGAAGTCCACAAGGTTGAGGTCGAGGTCTGGGAGGTCGAAGTTGCCGATATCACCCATGAAATCCGAGAGGTGCTCCTGCTCCTCTCGGACGTCCTTTGTATTGTCTTGCTTCTGTCTCATGCCGCAAATTTAAGAAAAAGTGATTATAATGTAATCACTTTCGGGAGAAAATTAACACAATTTGTGCCTATTTCCGTGAAAAAATGGGGTTTTTCGGTGAAGGCTGCCCTCGGAGGGTTGCGCTCGTGATGCGCATTGGCAGCCCAGCGTAGTCCCAGGCGAGCAGGGCGGCATCTCGCCCCTCCTGGTTGAGCCTGCCCAGCTTCTGTAAAGTTATTTCCTCCAGCTCCTCTTTGGTGATCTTGCGGTCTTTGCCGTGCCAGCACTTAGGGAGCGGTCTCTTGAACTCGTAGGGGATGCCCCAATGCTCCATCATTTGCCCGATGGTTCTGCTGACCTGTTCGTTGCGTCCTTGGTCGACGCCCAGGCTGGCGATGCCCTGCTTTCCCTGCCATCTCTGTATGTGGTAGTTGCCTCGGTTCATCCAGCCAGCCTCGATGATGACCTTGAAGTCCCATTTGTCAATTTCTGCGAATTGGCGGTATTTCTCCTTGATGAAGTCGAGGAGGTTCGGGAAGGCGAGCATCTGAACCTGTAGGCTGTGGGTGCTCATGTCGAGCATTGCGATTCCGTTTCTATCGACATCTGGGTCAATTCCGATGATAATTTGTTCCTTGTGGCTCATTTTCGTGCCTCCTGCTGCGTTTTTGTTTCGTTGCTTGGTATTTCCTCGTCCGAGGTCATTTCGTGCGCTTGTGCGCCCTTATTTTGGCTCTCTTCGCTATCGTATGGGTTTGGTGTTGCTTTCTTCACCTCGTCCCACATCCATGCTGCGTACATCGCCAAGAATGCGACGATGCCTAAAATCAGCAATACGTCCATGTTCGTCATTTGTCTTTTTCTCCTTTGTTTCTGTCTGTCTGTTTGTATTCCGTTCGTTGTGTGCTGCCTGCGTCGCCCTATGCGTGTGCGTGCATGTGGGTGTGCGCCTGCTTGCGTGTATGTGGGTACACGCACCCCCTCCCAAACCCTCCCCCTCATTTCGGAGGAGGTGGTGGAGGTATCGGGCTAATGGTAGCCGTGCTTGGTGTTCGGGCGGCTCCTTATTCGGTTCCAGCTCCATGGCTTTGCCTTTGGAGCCGTTCTTGGCAGATACTTCCTGCTGGCATGGAAGCGACGGAGCTTATTCTGTAGCTTCTCCTCCAGGATCTCCTGCTCGATGTCGGTTGTGCAGTAGTAGTATCCTTTATCCTCCAGCTTCTCTGGGCAGTAGTAATCTCGGATATCTTCTTGAATGCGTCCTCTGGTATCCACGTAAATACTGCGCTCTTCCGTTAGGATTCGGTAGCTCTCCAGCTTGGCTATGCAATTTTCGATTCGTTCGGTTTCGATGCCTGTTGCTATTGCAATACGGAGGATAGCCTGTTGTTGCTGTTCCTTGTCAGCTGTCACCTCGATTATGTACTCTTTGTCTCTTCTTTCTTCCATTTCAGTTCCTGTCTTTTGTCCGTGAGGTCATCGCATGGAGGGTTGCCGTTGAATATCGGCTTCCCTGTCTTGCCGCAGACCCAAGTGTTTATGCTCTCGTAAGCGTGACCGCAATGAGCGCATGGCGTGCTCTGCAGTCTATGTCCTGTTCCACTCATTGGCTTTGTTATGTTTCTGATGTCGGTTTGCATGCGCTCGTAGCTGTATTCGCTCTCTGGGTACATGCATTGCAGTTTCCATTTTCTCTCCTTCAAAGGAGGAACGTCGTGTGTCACGGCAATATCGCAGACCTTGCCTGTCTTCTTGTTCGTGACTGCGAGAAGGTGTACCTCTTTCGGTCTCCATTCTCGCTTGTGTGGCTTTTCCAGCCATTTTATGAATTCGTCTATGTAGCTCATGTTACTCCTTCGGCTTCTTGCCTTTTTTCATTGGTTCTATCTTTACGTTCACCACCTCGTCTTGGTCGGCTGGCTTCTGTACTGCCTTGAATGGTGTCATGTGGCATGTCTCTTGAACCTGCATGCGCTGCTCGAAAAGGACGTACATCTTGTCGGGGTTCTTCTTGGCGAGGTTCCTGGCTTTGATGGCAGCCATACCCTTGTTGGCGATGTCCTGCTCGATGATGGTGCTTGTCTCATCCTCGTTCATCTCTGCGATGGCGTAGAAGATTCTCGCTTCCTCCTTTGGCTCTGGCTCCATGTCTTGCTCCTTCAGCTTCAAGACTCCCTGCTTCAAGCTGCCGATGATGTCGTCCATTCTCGCTCTGCCCTCCAGCTTCTGTTCGTCGCCAGGCTTCCAGACCTTTGGGATTCCTTCCCATCGGGTGATTCTGTCGAACAATGCGTCCACGTCCTGGGTGTAGGTCTCCTTTATGCCTGTGCTCTGGTTCTTCACCAGGTCGTGCATGACGTTGAAGAACTTGTCCTCGCTGTTCAGCAGGGAATTGATGACGGGCTGCACTCCCTTGATGAGCAATCCCCAATCCTCGACGATGTTCTGCATCTCTCCGAACAGGAGGCTCTGTACGCTGTGAATGTGAAGGAATGCGGCTGTAAGATATCCGAGTCGCTGCATGACTCCTGCCTGCTGTGCTACCGCTATCGGGGTGTTGAATATCTCCTGTTCGTCTGGCGTGAGGTTGTTCGCCCAATAATCACGCACCGCTTTTGGTGCTACCATTTTCTGCTGCTGTGCCAGCGGATTCTCCTGTTTGCGTGGCTGGCTGTTCCATCTGTTGCGCTTTTTGTTCTTTCCCATAATTTCTTGCTTTGTTAAGTGTTTTAAATTTATTTTCTTCCTGGTACCTCGGACAGGGATGCTGTTCCGTATTGGTTCCAGGCGTTGATCCAGGTGCTGCCCTGTGTGTCCTGCATTCCGCTTGCGGCTTGCTGGAGCTTGTATTTTGTTTCCTCCATGGCTCTGCTATTTGATAAGTTCGAACTCGTAAACAAAAACGAGTGGGTTTCTGTCCCATGTGCCTTTTCCCGATATCTTGTCGATGAGCTTGCTGTATGGCTTTCTTGGCGTACCGTAGCAGGTGTCACCTTTCTTGATGCGATATAAATGCGTCTCTGGGTACGTTTTGCCCACAATGTCCTGGATGCCTTCTGCAAGGCAGTCTCCTTCGCTGATGTCCTGCAATCGTTCTACTCGAATGTTCGTGATGTGGATGCGGTGCGGCATGAAGTCTGCCTTAACGAACATTTTGTTGTAGTACCCCTTCATGCCGCCTTTGTAAATTCCGCAAAGTCTGTAGAACTTATCGTCCAGGTCTATGTATCTCTGGGCAATCGCCACCTCTTCGCCTATCTTGAACTTGGATTTGGCTACCACCTCGTTGCCGTCATTGATGAAGAGCTTGTTTTTGTCCGCTCCTTCCAAGCCGAATCCGCAGTTGCAGTAACGCTTAAACGTTCCCTGGTAGCCGATTCTTCTTGTCTGCGTCTTGCGCCCTTCTAATACTGCCTTTGTCAGACCGTATTTGTCGTTGAACATGATTTTTTTCATTTTCTTAATCGTTTTGTTTCATTATGACTTTCGCTCCTCGTGTAACTCTGTAAATTACGGAGGCGTAGATGTGTCGGTGGATGCTTGTCTTTCCACTTGGGCATCCGTATTTGTTGCAAATCTTTCCATAGAAGGCGAGGTTTTCGCCTTCGCCTTCTATTCTCTCTACGATGATGCTCTGGTGCTTGGTTGCCACAACATCGCCCTTGCGTATCTTCTTTGGCTCAATCATGGCACCTTCCTTCCGTTGATGTATTCAACCTCTAGGGGTGTAATGCCGCAGAACTCTTTCGGCTCATCGTCGGTGGTTCCCTTGAAAATCTTCAAGCCATTCTTGGAAGTGCTAATAACTCCTACGGTTATCATCTTCGTTTTGCTCTTGATGACGTCCCCTTTCTCGATAGCGTCTGTTGCTTTGATTCGGGGATCCTGCAGGATTCTCTCTGTGACCGCATTCGCTGTTCGGACAATCATGTCTGCCAATGGCTCGTAGTCTGTGCTTGCAAACTCTGGGTTCTGACAGTAGCCCTGGGCGATTGCATCAAGAAGTCCCCATTTGCGGTCAATCATTTTTTCTCTGTGCTCTTCTTCGTTCATGCGTTGCCTCCTTCCTGATGCTGGTTGGTGTCGAGCTCTTGGTCGAGCTGAACGATGTCTGCTGTCAAGTTGACCCAGTCCTGGTGCGTGCCCTTGCAGTAGTCGATGTGGTCTTTTGCGGCTCTGCAGATGAGTGCTGCCATCTGCTTGTCGTTGCGGCAGGCTGTGAAGAGGAGGTTGAGCAAGTCTTGCTTCGTTCCCTTCCATGAAAGCCCTACCTTTTCGTCTTTTGTCTTTGTCACGCATACAAATGCCTCTCCGTCCTTGGTTGTGACGTTGGCTGCCTTGTTGCGGAGTTTCTTGGTGCTGATAATCTCTTGCGGATTCTTCATTTTTGTTTTTGCCATGTTATTCTTGTTTTATGGGTTATGCGTACCATTTCGGTACCTCTTCGTATTCTTCAATCACTTGCTTGTACTCTTCTCCGAGCTCGTTTCGGATGATGTCCAGGAGGATTCTGTCTGCCTCGCAGTGTCCTCCTTCTGTATCCATCTGCTGGCATTCCTTCAGCTTCTGGACGTATTGCTCTGCCTTGCTCATGCTGCACCTCCTTTCGCTTGCATGGTGGTTGGCATGCTGCTTCCTGGCTTTAGCGTCATCGCCTCCCAATCCTTGCCGTTGTATGTTACGGTTCTCTTTGTGATGTTGGCGACAATGTAGCCCTGGCGGTATTGGGTCTCCATGTCGAAGCCTTCTACCAGGCTGCTTGCGATGCTTCCGTCCACGTCCTTGTACTGAACCAGGAAGATGTCTTTCTTGGCAAGGATTGCCTGCACTCTCGCTATCTCCTGGTCTATTTCCGTCTCCAATCGCTTGCTCGCTATGAGAGCGTCTTTACGTTCCTGCGAGCTTGGTCTTGCTTGAAAGAAGGTCTTTTGATGCTGGCGCATCTGGGCGACCTTCTCGAAAAATTGTTGATTGTTCATGCTCGCCTCCTTCCTATCCTGCGATTGCTCGCTTGTTGAAGTACTCCTTGCGGACGCTGTCCAGCAGCAGCTCGCTCTCGACGATGTTGTCTGCTGTAATGCGTTGGATTGGGATTCCGTCAATCAGCAATGCCGTGTATGTTACACCCTTGCTGTCGGTGTAGTCACCGATGCAAATCTTGACCTTCGCCTCGTGGCGGATCTGTTCGTTCTTGTTGTGCTGGCTTGCCTTACGGTATGCCTCCACTGGGTTCCAAATTTTCATCATAGTCCTTTCAGCTCCTCCTTCTGCTTGTTAATTTCCAAATTGAGAACATTCAAAATGTTCATTTTCACGTCCTTCGGCAGGATGATGCTCGTTCCCTGTACGAAACGTCCTGGCTCCTCCTTTTTCGGCTTGTGTACGATGACTTTCACCTCGTTGCCAAATTCTGCCAATAACTTTCTTGCGTCCTCCAGCTTTGGGAGGCTCTCTGCGATCTCGTGGATTCGCTCTAAATTCTTGTAACTTGCCATTTCTGTTTCTTGTTAAACTTGTTTGTATTTCTGTTCTGTGAGCATGTCCTGCTCTCTTGTGTTCATTGCGTATTCGGCTTGCATCTGATTGATGATGATTGCCTCCTCGTGAGTCATGTTGTTCGGATTGTGCATGTCGTCCCAATCCTTCACCTCCTGCAGATGGCGGTCTCTCTTGGCGTATGCCTCGTTGCGCTCCCTGCAGAACACGTTCAACCCTTGCATGATTGCGATAGGGTCAACGCTTCCGTAGAACTTGTCGTAGCTTCCTTTCTTGAATCTGCGGCAGAAAAGCATTATCTCTGCCATGTTCAGAAATCCGTAATCGTCGGTTATGAGCTGGATGATCTGGTCGAGCTGCCTGTCCGTGATTTTGTCCCTGGCTCCGCTGAACTCCGAAAGGTCGGTTATCTGGTAAGCCAGCCACTCTTGCGCTGTGCCGAATCCGTAGGCAAGGTTGACCGTCCAAAGGGTGGGGGCGTTCTGAAAGTAGCACCGCTCTGGGTCTTTCGTCAGCTCTATCTGCTTGTCGATGCGGAAAGTCTGAAGGAGGCTATCCCTCGTTTCCCATCGTTGCAGCGTCGCTGTCAGCAATCTGCCTCCACTTGCTTGCGACACCTGCGTAGCCCTGGATGCGCTCACGCTGTTCTGTCGCCCTCTGTTCGTTGCGATTAATTGTCCGACCGCTTGCGGCTGGTGTTTCTGTCCCATTGTTGTAACCTCCTATTGTTGCTGTTGGTACCTGTGGCTGCGGATTGTCGTAGTAGCCATCGAGCACCTTCGGAAAATTGTTTGGTCTGAATATCCATTCAAAATTGGCGAGCCATCCGTTTCTTCCTCCTCCGTTGAGGAATCCGCTCTCTGCTGCCTTAATCATCACTCGGTATGCAGACGTAATGCCGTATTCTCGAACTCGTGCTTCAAAGAATGCCTTGCGCTGTCCTGCGATTTTTCCTTTGAGCTTCGGGATTGCCTTGTCTTGCATGAGTCTGTTGAACTGCTGGCGCACCTTCTCGAAGTCTATCTTGTCTTGTTTCTTGGCTTGATTTTCCTCGTTCTTCGCCTGTGCCTGCGGCTCTGCTGCAGCGTCAGAACTTGTTTCTGACGTAGAGGCTTTAGCCTCTTTAATATTATTAAACTCTTTATTGTTTATCTCATTCTCTATCCCTATCCCTATCCCTATCTCATTCCCTATCTCTATCCCTATAGGTGACGTTCGTTCACGTTCGTTCACGTTCGTGCACGTTCGTGTACGTTCGTGCTCTTCTTTTTTGTCCTTTTCTCGTGCCTCCTTTCTCTTCTTTTCTCGCTCCATGGCAATCTGTCGGTTGCGCTCGCATTTCTCTTCGTACTTCTCGTTGTTCCTGTCGATGTTGGCTTGTAGCGTTCTGAACAGGGTACGCATCGACCTGTCGTCGGTTTTGAACTCTTCGCCTCTGTTGGCGTAGGCGAGCAAAGCCATGAAAATCTCCCCAGCCTCTTCCTTGGTGAAGTCCTGCAGCATGTTCTCTGCGTCTTTCGTATTGATGACGATAGAACTCTTGTCTGTATTCCTGCTCATGTTTCTGATTTTATTGTAATCACTTTCGGGAGCCGCTCTGTGGCGGCTCCCTCGGTGGTTGTTGTTATTGCTCGATAATCACAATGTTCGGTGCAGCCTCTGCAATTCGTACAAGTACTCCGCCCATCTGGCTGTCTCGCTCCTGCACTACGATGTCGTGTGCGTCTGGGCTGACCAAGGTGCAGGAGAGGTCGTTCGGGTTAATCTCCACCTCGACCTCGAATGTGCGCTTCTCGGTTCCCTTGAAGATTGGCATGTTGACCTTGAAGCTCTTTGGCAGGTTGCTTTCTACCGTCTGTGCTCGCATGATCTTCTGGTTGCCTCGCTTGTCGTCGCTCAGCTCCAGCTCCTTATCAATCTTAGCCTTGAAGCTGCGGAGCTCTGTTACCAGCTTCATGGCTTCCTGCTGTGTCTCGAAGTAGGTGCGGAGCTGCTTGATGCGGTCTGCCATGTCGAAGCAGCTCATGTACTCTCCTGTGTTGATGCCGAACTCCTGCATCTCTGTGGAGAGGGTCAGCGTGCCGACAATCTGATCCATGTATGCGCTGTTCTCGTCAATGTTCAGCGTGATGCTCATGTGGTCTCTGTCCACGATGATGTGTGCGTCTTCCTGTTTGATGTCGTCCTTGCGCTTCTCCACCCAGCGTGCTGGTGCGTCGATGGTTCCGTCTATGTTTACAGCCTTTGGCTCCTTGAGTGGGAGGGCTTCTCCGAATCGGATGCAGTATCCTCCATTATTCTCGTTCAACTCCTGGATTTTCTCGATTGCAGCCTTGGTTGCTGCGCTTTGCTCTTCTTTTGTCATTTTGAAATTCTTTTGAATGTGAAACTTATGTTACTTGTCATCTGTGCCTGTCTTCTGTGCCGTCATCTTGAAGAGGCGAGGCTGAAGCTCGTCTTGGCGTGCGGCTCTGTCATAGACCAGCAGTCCGTCGCTGTTGTAATATCCCACGTGGCGTGTCTGTTCGTCCACCATCTTGTAGCAGTTCTCGTTCACGTACTCGCTCTTGCTCTTGAGTTTGTCTGCCACCTCCTTGATGGTGTTCTTGTACCCCTTGATTTCCTCGTTGAACATCTGGGTCTGCGCCTTCTTCTGTTCCTCCAGCTCCAGCTTCTTGATGCTTGCGTCCGCAAGTCTTTCCTTCAGTTTCTCGACTTGGTCGCTTGGGATTGGCTTGCTGTAGCCCATCTTCTCGATGGCATCTGCGTTGTCTCTCAGAAACTGCTCACGCTCCTGTGGGTTGGTGTATTCCTGTCCTATGAATTTCTCCATGATGTAACCTCCTTTCCTGTGTAGTAGTTAGCCCATAACTCCGTGAACTGCTTTCCGCTGTAGATTGCCAGCTCTTCTGTCTTATGTGCAAGCCGAGCCGAGAGGGTCGCAAACGCAAAAGACCAGGCGAAGCGCGAGCACGCAGAAGCGAGACCGCAATACGCACCGCAGTACGAGAAGCCGCCACCAAGCCACAGCTGCAGGTTGTGCTCGTCCTTCCATTCATCGTCCTTCTGCTCGATTTCCTCCTTGGTGTAAATTAGGCAGTAAGGGTAGTATCTGTACTCGCCATCATTGAACTCTGGCTCCCATCCCTCGTTGAGGGCTGCTGTGATGATGCGGAGCTTTTGGTATGCCACCTCGTCCACCATGGTGATTCCTGCGTCCTGCCACTGCTGCTGGATTGCCTCTGCGTCGATGCCCATCTCCTTGCAGGCATCCTCGAAGGTCTTTACTCGTTCTGTGACTGGTTTCTTCTCCTTGGCTTCCTCGTTGTCCACGAGCTTCAAAAAGCCATCTACCCATTCGGCTTTCTTGCCTGCTGGGACTGCGATTTTGAAAATCTGTTCCTTTTCCATTTTTACTTAAATTTGAATATTCTTGTTGTAGTCCAGCTCCATTCCTGGTGCTGCGGCTCTTGTTTTCTTTCCTGTTGCCCTGCGTACCTTGGTGATGAATTCCTTCTCGTTGCTGTTGCCGTCCGAGAGGTGTATCAGCAGGATGTCCCTCGTTGCCGTGAGGTCTTGCCGCTTCAAAATGCCGATGGCATTGTCTATGCTCATGTGGCTTGTTATCACCCTTCGTCTGAGTGCGGCTGGCACCCTTCCGTTGAGCACGTTGTCATCGAGAATCTCGTCGCTGTAGTTTGCCTCTGCCATCCAGTGCGTGATGTTCGGGAAGTTGTAGGGCATTGCGTAGGTGTCCGTGAAGAACAGGATGCGTCCTGTCTCCTGGTGCTCTATGAGGTACCCGACGCATGGCACGTCGTGCTTGACCTCGAAGGGCAGAATCTTGAAGCCTCCGTAGATGTAGCCGTTGCCCATCTTTATCGGGGTGCTTGTCACTGCCCTCAGTTCCTTGGCTTCTATGACCGAGGGGAGAGCCAGCAGCGGTATTCCTGCCTTCTCGTATTCGGCTGCGTGTCCTGCGTGGTCGTTGTGGCGGTGGCTGATGATGCAAACCTTCACCTTTTCCGTGTTCCATCCGAGTGCCTTCTTGACCTCCGAGAGCTTCACGCCTGCCTCTATGATGATTGCCTCGCTGTCGTTCTGCAAGACGTAGCAGTTTCCCTTGCTGCTGCTTCCGAGGATTGTCATTCTCATCGCTCTTCCCTCCTGTCATTTAGATTGGGCATGCACGTCCGCTTGCGGCAGGCTGTTCACCAGATCCTGCTGGGATTGTCTCTGCCTCTGGCTGGTTCTCGTTCATGTCGATGTAGTTGGTCTTTGCCTCGATACCCTTCGGTGCTTGCTCATCGTCGTGAAGTTCCACGGCTTCCGCCTCGGCTACCTGTCTGTGCTGTGCTGCGTCTCGCTCTGCGGTTGCCTCGTCCCTGCGGTTGTCATCGTCATCGTCAGCAAAGTCTGCCTGGCTGTCGAGCGCAATCTTGCAGGCTCTTGCCATTACGGTCTTCTTGCACATCTGGTCGGTGAAGTTGGTGTGTGCACCGCTGGTTCCCTTGGCAGCTCCCTGCATCCACGACTTCTTGATCTGGTCGAGCGTCATAATCTCCATGTGGCGTGTATTGTCCTTGTTGACCACGATGGCGTATGCAGCCTTAATCTTGGTGATGTCGAGGTTGTCAAGGTTCGGCACGTGTTTCACGAGTTGGTATTGTCCCAGCTCGTCGATGGTGTAGACGAACTCGTCGCCCTGGTACACCACCTGTGGGTACACTGCCTCTATCTCGGTGTCTCGCTTGGCTCTCATGTACTTTCCAAGGTATCGCTCGTTCCATTCCAGGCGGTCTCCGTAAACGATGAAGTAGCAATGCTTCTTCGGGTATTCTCCATGAAGAACCATGTCGAGCAGGGCGTTGCATATGCTGTCCTTGGTGCAAACGTCGATAGCCTTTCTGTGACTTCGGTCTTCCACGGTCTGCAAGTAAAGCCATGCGAGCTTGATTGCGTTCCCGACCTTGTAGTCCTTTGGCAGAATTAGCTCTCCTGTCTCTTGCCAGCAGTTCACCTTGTCGAGTATCTGCTGCGTTGTCTCTTCCTGCATTCTTTTGAGTGCGGTCTGGTTCTGTGAGGTCAGCTGCGTCTGAGGCTGCTGCGTTCCTCCTTGCTGTGATGTTTGTGTCATAATTACTTTTGCTTTAAAATTATTGAATTATTGTTAGCTCCTTGTCTCTCGATACGATGAGGAGTATCTGCTGGCTGCGTGTCGGCAGGATGTCCGTGATACTCTCTGCGTTGTCGATAAACATCGGTGCGTAGGTGTCGTTGTAGAGGCACATGGCGTTGATGATGTCAATGCCTGCGTTTATCTTCTCGCTTGCCGATAGGTCTCGGTATGGGGTTCCGTGCATGGTGCACTCGCAGGTTGGCTTGATTCCGCTGGTGGTTGTGAAGGTCTCGAACATCTTGAACTGCACGTTTGTGAAGAGTTGGTTGACTTTCGTCTCAAGGTCGTTTATCTTGGCGAGCGTGAATTGCTCTGCGGTGAAGTCCTTCTTCTCCAGGTCTGTCAGTTGCTGGTTCAGTGTCTTCTGCTTCTCTGTGAGGTCAGCGATGCGCTTCTGCTTGTTGGCTATCTGCTGCTCCTTGGCGAGTTCGTCTCTGAGGTTGTCTCGCAGCTGGTTCTGCTCTGCCTTGCGCTGGCGAAGGGTTGCCTCCTGCTTCTCCTGGGTGTCGGTGGTGTTGGCTTCCTGTCTCGCATCAAGTGCCGATGTTCTTGTCTGAACCTCTGACTGCAGTTGGTTGTATTCCTCACTCTCGGTTGGGTAGGAAAGCTGCACCTTTTCCTCGTTCGCCTGCTGGAGTTCCTGTTGCTCATCCTTCAGTTGTTCCTCCAGCTTGGTCAGCTTGTCCTTGTCAGTCTTGATGGTTGCCTCAGCGTCAGCCTTGCGTTTCTTGATTCTCGCTGCCTCCTGCTCGAGCAAGTCGAATTGCTCGCTCTTGTGCTGGTTGAAGTTGCCGTTCAACTCCTCACGCATCTTGTCGATGTCCTCCTGTGGGAGTCTCTGCTTACAGGTAGGGCAATACTCCAGCTTGTTGTCGAATGAGAAGGTCGTTTGGTCGAGTTCTGCCCATCGTCTTTGGAAGTCCTTTGTGTCGATGGCTATCTTGTTGAGTTGTGCCTGGCTGTCCTCGATGTTGGACTTGGCGTTCTTGATTGCTCTCTGTGTGGAATCGACAGCGTACTGGGCATCGGTGACTCTCTTCTTGTGCTCTCGCTCCAGCGTGGTGTTCTTGTCTTGGTAGCTCTGAGCGATGGCTTGCATTCTCTGTTTCAGCTTGTTAATCTCCGTGCGCTCCTTGGTTCGCTCGTTGAACTCATCGTCCACGATCTTGCTGAGGTCAGCCAGCTCCTTGTCGATGTTCTCGATGCCTATCTCGATTTGCTTGATTCGATTTCGAGTCAAGTCGAAGTTTGGCTTGCTTGCTTCGAGTGCCTTCAGCTCTTCCGTGTTTTCGTTGATGCGGCTCGGAATGTCCGCTATCTCTTGCTTGAGCTGGGATATCTTGTAGCGGAGCTGCTCTCTGAACTTGGCGATGTCCTCGCCTCCCATCTCATGGAGGAGTTCTGTGAAGTTCTTGTTGTCTCCTGCGATATCCTCGTCCGTGGTGATACCGACCATCTTGGTGAGGAGCTTGCGCTGGTTGTCTGCTGGCAATGTCGGGAAGTAGGATGGAATCGTCAGCACCTTGAATAAATCCTCCTTAATCAAGCTGTCCACGAAGTTCTTGTAATCCTTCTGCGTCTGCTTGTTGCCGTCGATGAAGTACTTGTTGGTATGACCTGTCAGTTCCTTCTCTTCCTTGCCCTTTGGCTTCTGCCAGGTCTCGGTTCTGACCTTCTCGATGGTGTGGCTGGTTCCGTCTGCCGTCAGTTCGAGCGTCACGCTGTTATCCAGGTTGTGGATGATGTTTCCGTTCTCGTCCTTCGGGTCGATGCCGAATACCGATGCTCCCTCGCTGTTCTTGTCGAAGAGTACCCACTGCACCGCATCCACGATTGTGGTTTTGCCTGCGTGGTTCGCTCCCATGATCTGGGTGAGCGTGTTGTTGAACTCTATCTTTCTCTCACCGAGAACTCCCTTGAAGTTCTTCATGGTGATGGTGTTGAATATGATTCTCATGCTGCTATAGAATGTCTGAAAGTTTGATTAATGCCTCCTTTGCCTCCTTTGGGAGGTCTTTGTCTTCGCTCACTCCCTTTATGAACTCCAGCTTTGCTGCAGCTACGAGTATCATGTTCTCGATAGCTTTGTCCTGCTGTGCGAGCTTCACGATGGAGTCGAGGATGAGTTTCGGGTTGTTTGCCTTGACTGATGCTGCGAGGAGCGTGGTTTCCTTGTTTCGCTCTGCTGCGATGAAGATGCGTGCTCGTCTCGGTGAGTCTTGCCCCCCCATAAAGTCCTCGTCATTGTATGCGGTGGCTGTGTTGAACTGGTTCTGCATCCACTCGGAGCCTTCCTTCTCCACGCTCTGCTGAGCCTCCTGCTCGTTGATGTCCTTTCCTTGGTTCTTGAATGTCTTCTTGAAAAATCCCATAATTCCTAAAATTTGAATGTTAAACTTATGTTAGATGGCTACTTGCCAAAATTTCACTATCTCCAGCCCTGTGTAAAAAGGGCGGTTGGTGCTCTTCCTTCGCTGGGCTTTTATGTGCCCTGCCTTGGTGTGTCGGAGGAGCGTGCTGCGGTTGATCTGCAGAATCTCGCAGGTCTTGGCGATGGTGTACCGTCCTGCTGGGTTGATGTTAGGCTGCGTCTCCGTCATCGGATGCCTCCTTTCTCTTCTTAGCGTCCAGGGCTTCCATCATCCCTTTGCTTATTGCGATGAACACCGCAAAAACAAAAGCCATGAACCATTCGCCTCGGATGATGGCGGTCGCTGTCTGCGTGATTCCTAGAACCAGGGCTGATATCGCTGCTGCCCACATGATTCCTCTTTCAATCTTTTTCATGTCTTGCCTCCTGTCTTTTTTGTTAATGTGACTTACTTACTTTCTCGGCAGTCTCGTAAACGCCTGCCTCGACCAGAATGAAACGGACACCGCTGGTGGTGATTCCGTGCTTCTCAGCCAATGCTCGCAGTATGCGGTATGGCTTCATTCCCTGCGCTGTGAGCTTTGGTGCGAGCTCCTTGAACTCTGCGATGATTGCCTCGTTGCGCTCCTTTCTCTTCCTCTCCATTGGAGTCATCAAATCAATCTCTGTCAT